TGTCTACCATTTCACCACCGAGGCAAACATATTATTTTATAATATCTTTTTTAACATTTTTTAACATATGTATCTTTTTTAATATATCCAATAGTTTCACCAAATGTTACACTTTTCAAATTATCTTTCAATTCTTTGTTTAAATGGTTCAAAATATCTTCAAATGTAACATTATAATCAACAGCATACGTAAATACATTACCATCTTTAGTAGTAACAATAATTGTTGGAAGTTTAATAGAATACATAATTTTAACTATTTTAATATTATATTTTTTATTAGTGGTCCCAGCAGGGCTTGAACCTGCGACCTACTGATTCGTACCACTATAGCTTTCGCTACCAATTTCATTCACTTAAATCATAAGGCGAATAGACTCTTTAATTAAGTGAGAACTATTGTTTGTGGTCTGGACTCTATCTTAACCATATTGAAATCTTGCAAGTAAGTACATAAGGTTTTCTCTAACCTCTAATAGCAGTCCCATCTGCACAATGGATGTTAATTTTATATGTACAATTTCAACTTAGGTTCCTCCTGTATAGTCTCTACACACGCCATTGTTAGAAATATAAGTATATTTACTAACAAAGCTTGGCTCGGTATTGGCATACTTTTTTTTAGGCAAGCATTTTTAATATGATACTTTGTATTCTTTCAACAAAGATACATAACCTAATAGCTATAGCTTTCACCGAATTAGGGAGGTTCTACTTTCAGAGTTTTCTCTGAAGCACACAATATGTTTACTATCATACAATGAGTCAGTTGCTCTAACCAACTGAGCTATAGGACCAAAAAGTAGTAGATAAAAAGCTACGACTTTAACAACTCTACTACTAATATTAGAAGTATTGACGAAATCTAATATCATTTGTTTTATTGTTTTATCTAAAAACAATCGAAAAATTTGACTTTGCATCACGATAATCAAAGTACAAGTCAACAACTCCTTTGTTACCGCTTAACTCAATTATTGTATAGTCAATAATAATAATAATAATAATAATAATAAGTTAAGATTTTTATACAATATAGTTTAAAATATCTATATTTAAAAAAGCAGGGATACCTTCCATCACCTGCAACAACACGGTTTTAAGTGTCTTTGCTCTCCGTTACATCTTATGTTCCAGCATAGGTAGTAAACACAATGTTATCTACGGTAAGTTCACAATGTGCATAATCTTTACTGGCACTCTAAACTCTCTCCTTCGCTCATGAAGCCGTAGCTTTGAAAGACTTGACAAAATAGAAATGCCCTTCTCTAATTCGTCTACGTATAGTATTATACACTACTATACACGCCCTATAAAATGTTAGTTTAATATTATTTTGGATAATATGTAATACAACTTAAAATATCTAAATATCTATTATCACATTCTTTGTCATCATCAAATTCTTCTGAAACTGAATCATCTTCAGAAATCCAGATAGTAATTTTATATTTAAATTTATATATTGATTTAATATGATTAATATTTATTAAACATCTATTAAATTCAATAAATTCAGTATAGTCTGAATAATTGTCTATTTTGTTTCTAATGTCTTTATAAACAATAAACCAAGAAACAATAGCAAATCCTAAAAGGAAACAAAGAAGACCAAATATAATATAAAGACCTACCATATTTATTAAATATTAATATCCATAATCGTCATTAATGTGAAAATCATCATAGTCATCATTGTTATTATCATATTTGCCATTATTTTGTTCATGTTTACAATAAGCAACAATAGCAATAATAACAATAGCCCAAATTACCAAGTTCCAAATACTACCTTCACTTGGTTCAAAAATAGCAGAATTTAATAGAGTAATCATAATGTTATCAATTTAATTATTAGTGACTCCAACGAGGCTCGAACTCGTGACCCCAACATTAAAAGTGTTGTGCTCTACCAACTGAGCTATGAAGTCAAACCATATCTAAAATATTGAAAATCCTTGTTTCAAACTACGAAACTTTGTTTCACAAGTTTTTTCATTAGCGTCTTTGGCAATCCCTTTATTCTTAAGAATAATATATTGCTTGGTAAGACTTCCTTTACGGGCAAGACCCTTTTTTCTATTTGCTTTCATTATCTTAAAAACCTATTTGTTGAGCGAAACCTTCATCAATACCTTCATCATCAAATTCTTCTTGTTGATAATTAAGGTTATCAATATCTTCACTTAATAAATCTGAAGATATTTGAACTTCATTTTCGTCTTTCATAAGAATAATAGTTTTAAAAGGGGAAGTAGATATTGTTTACTTATGAATATGGCCTATGATATATTGAACGTCCACTTCCCCTAAAATATTTGTTAAGTTCTACTATTCTTCTTCAGGTTCTTCTGAATTTTTAACAGCAACGTGGTCAAGAATGCTATTAGCATATTCTAAATCAACGTCAATTCCTTTTTCACCTGCAAAGTTAGCAGCGATAGTCTGAGCATAATTGCTAATCATAACAATCGCAGCACAGAAATTATTAAGGAACAAAGGAGTAGTATAGAAATACTCTCTTGAAAGACCGTTAACTTTAACGGAAAACTTGTTCCAAAAATAAGTGACATAAACTTTGTCATTATCGGTGATTTCACCATTAGCTTTAAGATTATGCTTAATGGCGATACTAATCATACGCCTAAATTCAGCATTATTCTTAATCATTAAAGCAAGTTTAATGGTGCTTTCTCCATAACGAGAAATAAGATAAGGAATCTTTTCTTCAATCGGAACACGCTTAACACCTTCAAAGCGTTTCTTAGGAGCATTTTCAGTTTTAACAACTTCTTTCATTTTAGTAAGTTTTTCTTTTTGAGTTTCACTCATAACATCAGCAAGAGTACCCATAACTTTGATAATTTGTTTAATTGTTAATTTATTAGTGATTTGTTATATTAACAAAGATAATGAAAATTTTTTAATTGTCAAATAAAAAATTAACAAAATTTATAGGACGAATTTCCTCTACCTGTTAGAGTATTAAGAAAATTCATCCTATAAATCTTGCCAACACTAATAATATCAACAATTAAAATCCCATCATCTTAATTGCCAAAATTTCAGCAAACTTCTCTCCAGTTTTACCGAACTTAAAACCAACAATATAATTGATGATAGTATCGTGGTCAAAAGTGGTATCTTCCACATCCTCTTTTGTAGTAAAAGGATTATGATAGGGTTCTCCAGCTTTTACATTATGCTGAATAACATCAATACTACCACCATTCATCAGAAGATTGATGGCATTAGGATTTGCAGTAAGAGCATTAGCCATCCAACTCTTTTCTTCATCTTCTTTCAGCATTCCTGCAAGAGCGAAAGTAGAAGAGAAAACAGTAGTAGTGCTTCCAAGCTCAAATGTAGCACCACCATCTTTGGTGATATAGCCAGGAATCTTGTCAGAGACAGTAAACGAAACGCGAGTGTAGTTATCTTCCTCGCTAACGTTTACATTCTTAATGCGAAGACCATTGAAACGCTTACATGCGCCAGTAGCCATCAGATTTTTGATGATTTCCTTAAAGGAACCAGATTCTACAACTTGCTCCTGAACATTAGGAACTTCAGTCTGAACTTCTGCCATAACTTTAAAATTTTAAAGGTTTAAAAATTTAATAATAATTATTATTTTACCAATGTAACGGGTTCACCATATACATTGATAATTTTCTCTCTTTCTTCTTCACTGAGACTTTCATAAGCTTTATCAAAAGATTCAGCGACAACAGATTTACTTCTCATTTCTTCATAATTGAAGTAAAATTTAAAAAGCCTTGCTTCCATAATTTAATTATTAATGTTTATATTAACAAATATTAAATCTAATTCTTCAATTAGTTTTAACAATTCAACAAACTCTTGTTCATTCATAGAGAAATTGGATTTGTTCAATAACATCTTGAGATGCTTTTACAGCATCTTCAATATTCTTATAAGTATCAATATTCTCGATAAAAGTGTAAAGTATTTCATTTTCTTCATCGAGAATATTTCTATCTTCAGGAAATTCCCCCGTAGAGGAAGATGAGCATTCAACTTCTTCTTTATTACTTTCTTCAATTAAGATATTATGGATATCATTTATTGAAAAACAATTATAAAGACAAAGAGCAAGAATAATATTAGTTAAAATGAAAAGCCAAATTTCTGTTTTAGTATCCATATTATCAATAACATTAAATAATTAATCTTTCATTAATTTTATCCAAGATTTAATTTCTTGAATAAGACTATCTATATCTACTATTGTGTTAGTAGAACTATTCAGTTGTTTTTGATATATAACTTTAACATCCCAATTTGGTTCATCAAAATTATATAACTCGATAGCAGTATGATGTTGTTTGAAAAACTCATCTTCAGTATAACAATGAAGAGCCCAATCAATATCAACAGCGGCATCAATATGATAACCTTCAATGTTAAAACGAAGATTTGTAATCTTAAAATCTTTCATAATATTAAATGAATAATAAAAGGCAGTCCAATGGTGCATATTCCTTTACGGGCAAAATGCGAAAAATCATTAACAATGTCATGTCTAATAATCTGGTTTGCATTAATAATATTATATAAACCATAATTATTAAAACTAATAACAAAATAATCAATAATAATAAAAAATATAAGACGAGTTATATAATTTATTATATAACGAAGTGTGTTATCAATAAAATAAACAGTGTTAATAATTGGAATGAAAAGTAATAAAAGAGATATTAGGAGAAATTGTATGATTAAGAGGGTGAGTTTGAAAATCGAGATTTTTACCAGAAAAATCACTATTAACAGGAACAGTAAGTTCATCAGTAAAATCATTAGTAAAATTATTAGTGACTTTAATATGTATAGGAGAACCAGTTCCAACACCTCTTTTATTCATATATTTATTAGTAAATTCACCAATTACACACAATTTCTTTGCAAACTTCATGCAAATAAATATTATTATATAGTTTATTGATATATTTATTGATTGTTTGTTGGCTTGTTGTGTATTATTAGACATCAATACTTAATATTGCTATCACAATATTAAGTATAATAGATATTTCAACTTAGAATAAGTTGAAATATATACTTATATACGCAAGTATATATTCCTATTCAGGCAGGCGCGTTCCTATATATATAAATAGAAATTTCATATCGTAAAACAATAAGCTTTTAACGAAATACAATATGAAATTTTGGGGTACAAACAACTGCTTTATTAGTATATTCATACCCCAAAACCATCTATTTAAAGACAATGCTCATTATCGTACACTTCAATAGCTTTCTTGGTAGTATAATTAGTACCATTAAGTCTATTAACATGATTCTTGATAGAATGCTCTCTATCAAGACTTCTTTGAATCTTATTAGCACTTCTGCGCCAATATGCTCTCCGAAAAGGAGTAACAACACCGACAGTGTTGTAGAGTAAATTGTCAACTGCAAAGATGACACGAGAGACAGCATTAACAATCTTTTCCATAATTTTAATATTTTGATATTTATAATTATCATTATCGAAACCTCTACTGCTCAGTATGAGGAAACCAAAAAGAAATATACCACGTGTTTCACAACAGATGGTATATTGAATGACTCGGTTGAGAGAACCTCAATAAAGAATAGTGAGAAGATTAAGACTTGTATCTTTGATATTTACATATCGTAGTCAATACTGCTAAGTATGAGGAAAACCAAAATAAAGCCTACCACTAATGGAAATAGTAGTAGGCTGAAATTGTGCAACAAAAACAATACTTGCAAGATTAGTTGTTGTATTCCATCTAAGGCACAACTCTTAGTACAACAATTTCATCTTGTCCAATAATGTGGCCACCATTATTGAATCCAATAGTAATATTATTGCCCCAATATCTACGAGGAATATTACTATTTTTCTACAGTTACGGTGCGGAACATCGTCGCCGGCATTGGACTAATCTACACCAATGCTTGTAGTTGGTTTGATATTACCAGTACTACGTATATAACAAACCGATGTCCCAACTGCACAAGTATGAGGAAGGTAAAGAAAAGAGCTACCACTCCGTAGAATGGTAGCTCTATGATGTTAGAAGTCCTCGATTGCAGAGTCACTGATAAAGTAATCAGGGTCGCAGTTCTGATAGGCTTCTTTAGCCTCACCGAAAGACAAACGAATACTCTCGGTATCAAGTTGATACCAATCAGAGGTATAAGCACCTTCAGTACCGTCTGCTTTAGTGAAGACTTGACCAGCGACCCGAAGGTCGAAGTTAGCCTTGATACGAAGACTACCAAGAATGGTACGAGTAGCATTCTCGATAGTATCGTTAAGACCAACACCTTTGCCAGCAAGATTAGCCAGCTTCTTAGCGAGAGCGAGGATAAGCATCTGAGCTTTCACATCGCTATTAAGAAGCGAGATAATGATGCTGACAGGAACAAAGGCTGTACCTTTTTCTTCGCTGTTGACTTGAGGTGCGAAGTTATCAATGACGATGCACTTGACATCATACTGATTCTTGGCGATGCGAACATTGTGATACTTATTACCGAGAGCGGCAATAGAAGTAACAACTTCAGCGTTCTTCGCAACAACGTTTTTGGTAGCATTTGTAGTAGCCATAGCAACACTCTCCCTTTCAGGAGCAACGCACACTTGAGGTTATACTAATGACTGAAGCTACGAGTGTGGTGCGTAGCCCAGTAGTAAGACTATTTTATCTTACCGAAGTTATATCAGCAGCAGTATGAGGAATCTCAATGCTCCCAACGGGGGCATTGACGACGACGAGCAGACCCAGGGGGTCTGTGAGGAGTACCTTCTCCCTCTCACTCACTAACCAAAAAATCAATATTATAATCCTCATCATCTCTCTTATTTTCAACAACATTATTACTTGCACTATCTCTTCTCCCTTTATCATTTTTAACTTTTCTATTTCTAACACCAACACATACAATATTATAAACTACATTTTCTCCTTTACTTTTAATAATCACAATATAAATACTCCCAACACATTATTTAATATTTAATTTATTATTTATTTTATTTATATTTTTATTATTTATTTCACAATTTTCATTTAACGTTTTAATCACATATTATAAAAACAAAGGTCGCCTCAATATTAAGACGACCTCTATTATATTATTTATTAGATTTTAAATCTTCAAGTACTTGTTTAATTTTATTAATATTATTCATTTCACCATTAAATACAATTTCATCAAAGTTTCCTTCATCAATTATTTCTTTAAGTTTTTTAGCAAACATTGAATCATTAGATTTAAGTTTATTTAAACATTGACGTTCTTTAATGAAATATAAAACAGTTGTAGGTTTAGATTCAAAATCTCTTTTAATTAGATTAAGAATACTGTCAAAGTCAGTAGTCATAATTATTGATTTATTAGACCTGTCCCCGTAAAGGAAGATGAAGCAGTGGGAGCTTTACTATAGCTATTTATATGATGCCCAAAATCCATAAGAATAATTATCTTCATTATCTTCTTCATCTTTACCTTTAGAAGGTTTATTGAAATAATTTTCAAGATATTTTAATTCTTCATCATCTATAGTAAGAAACATATATTATTTATTAGTTAAAAGTTCTTTATTAATTTGTCTCATTTTATTTATAGTATCAATTTCATTTTGTTTAGTTTCTTTAAGTTCTTTTTGTCTAAGCCAATGAGCACGAGCATTAAAATGTTTCACATATTCATCATAATCATATTCACCATTTCTGTATTTTTCTATAACATCAGCATAATCAGCAATAGTACCAACATAGATAATTGGTTCTTCTGTTTGATTGTCTTCTATCATTTTGCTATACAATGAAGTTCATTATTAATTAAAACAAGTTGAATAGCTGAATTTTCAAATATTACTTCTTCCATAATACTAATTTTAATTTTAATTGAAATATTAACATCAACAAGTTATATAAGTTTAACAGTCTAAAATAAAAATTTTTAGCAAATTGAGAAATCTTCATAACCTTTATTAGTGACTTTATAATCAAAATAAAATGGCGCAGTAATCATCACGACTGCTGCACCACGAAAGAAGCTATGAACAATAACAATGTTAACTATAACATCATTATTTTGATGTTACTTCTTCTTAGAGGAAGAAGAAGATTTTTTAGCAGAAGATTTAGTCGCAGATTTGATGGGTTCTCCAGAATGTTCATAGCGTTCTATAAGTTCCTTAATCTTAGCTTCAAGTTCAGCATAGATTTCATCAGAAACTATAGTCTTAACATTTTCAAGAGATTGTTTGTATTCGAGGTATTTATCATAATCATCGGGATAAACCTCTTTTTCAACAATCTTTTCAACTGGAACTTCTTTAGTCTTCCACTTGACTACTTCCTTTTCAACCACCTGGGGTTTAAAGAACATCTTCGTTGCCACGAATCCAACAAAGATTCCAATGGCAAATAATAACAACGTTGTCCACATAATTTTAAATAATTTAATTAGAAATGTTAAAATATAGATGGGTAATAACTATAATTTGCTACCAAGTTTATAAGCATATTCTTCATACCACATAGCTTTAGCCAAATCTTGTTCTTTAGAGTTATCATCTTTTTTGCCAGCTCTAAATCTATATTTATAAGCATTGAGAATACAGAAATGATAAACCCATGTTTCACCATATTTCTCAATCATATAATCTATACATTCTTTACCGTTAATAGATTTATAATGAGCTGGATGATTAACTTGTTCTGATTTGAGTTTTCTTTTATGAAATTGACCAATACTATAACCAATAAGAAAACAAACTAATGGAATTGAAAGATAAACTGCATTCATAAGCTGACAATCTGCATATCTCCTTTACGGGGAAGTTCTAATTAAACATTAATTTTAAGTTTTCCTTTTACATTATATGTAAATTCATTTTCACTATAAAGTTCTCTATATATCTTAGAAAACTTATTTAAATCACCTTTATAACAAACATTATGATTTATTATAAAATGAAATCTATTTGCAGTAGGAGCAACTATATTTAGAGCAACTAATTCGTTAAGTCCATATTGAAGAATACTTATTGATTTTTCAATTTGATGGCTATAATGACTTGGACTAAATTTAACAAGATTAGTATCAACCTCTAAATTATAAGCTATGACCATAAAAACATTAGAAGCAATTCTTCCCATTTTAGGTAGAATATGATATAAATTTTTAATATTAAAAAGAGCGTAATCAGAATTTATATTTCTATAGTCAACAATGGGTTGGTCGTAAAACTCCTTTACTTCAAATGGAGAAGGGAATATTTTATTCTTATAATTACCATCTAAACCATCATCACTTTTAGGCGTAAAAGAAAAACCTACATCTTCTTTATTTTTGCGATACAAAAACATAATTATTAGTATTTTTCCTTATTGAGTATCATTTACTTGCGTTAAAGATAGCAATTTAATTTTGATTATACAAACATTTTCAATAAATTTGTGAAAATAATTCATTATAACAATTAAAAGGTATAAAGATGTATTTTATAGTTAATGACACAAGCAACAAAAAACAATATATTGAAAGAGACAATTTTGTGGTTGCTGACGATAATGAAATTTTAAGAATAGATTGTAAAGGAGAAAAGATTAAAGATAATGCTGATATAATTTTTGAACTTTATTGTTATTTGCTGAATTTATCTGATATTGAAAAAGAGCTTTATTATATACTTAATTATACTGATAAAGTTTTTAAAAATTTCTCAGAATTAGCTACGTATGCTTCTAAGGAATTTAATAGAAATTATAGAAGTTATTATCGTGTACATAATTCTTTAATTGCAAAAAGAATTATAGAAGAAACTATGACAAAGTTTGTATTTTTAGATGAATACAATATCAATAAAATAAAAGATATTAAGTATGTTGTTTTAAAAGTTAAGTAATTATGATTACAATTAAATCTAAATCTCGTAATTATGGAATAAACATTCCTAACTCAGCTGATGAAATTACTGGAAAAACCTTATTGGATTTAACATCTAATATTAGTGTTCCAGCTTATCATGTTATTATTGCTCTTAGGTATAGAATTACTCTTTTTGAATTATGTATGCAAGGAAGGAATAAGGGTAGGAAACAAAGTGTTTCAGTTGTCCCTCTCTTTGTAAAGGGTAATTTTGGTAAAGACGAGAAATTATCTTTTCCTTGTGAAGCAGGTTATAGAATTTTAATTGACGGAAGTGATATTGAACGTGGAACTCATTTAAGAGTAAACACTGTTATTACGCCTGATAATATTACTAATTATATAATTAGTGATGAAGAGCTTAATAAAGCCAGCATCAATCATTCCCTTACGGGGAAACAAGATGATACTATATTCTGCCTTGAATTTAAGATTGTTCCTGTTTCTGCTTTACGTGGTAGTATTGATGGTGAAAATCATGACCCTTTTAGATTAGATGAAAAAGCCAGCAAATAAAAAAGTTTATGATAACGAAGATATTATATCTCAAATTGTTTCTGCATCTGATGATGAAAAAGAAATAATTAGAGATATAATATCTCTGTTTATGAAAGACGCCGGTGCTGCAATTAAAGATGAAAAAGTAGTTAAGATTCCTTATATAGGAACTTTTCAAAAGAATCTTGTTCGTTCAAGATTTAATAGTGCAAAAAGAGGATTTAAGGAATTAAGAGGAAGAGTCACTAAAGAAGAATATAAAAAGGAAGTTATACAAATTCGTAGAAGAATTAGAGAAGAACTTCGTGATGAACAAAAGAAAAATGACCTTCTTCGTAAACTTAGAAGACAACATAGAAAAGAATATGAAATTCTTTTTGCGAAAAGAGGACCAAAGTATGCTGATGATTATCTTTATTTTACTTATGCAGCATGGGATGTAGTTCCTTTTGATGAAGATGTTGAATTTGCTTTACAAGAAATATGGAGATTAGAAAATGAAACTTGATATAGACAAACTTGTAACGATAGATGATAGCGGAATGCCTAAAGCTCCTAATGCTCGTCAACTTCTTGATAAAGATATATTAGCACTTTATTTGAGAGATAATACTCCGGATAAAAGAAAGTATATTGGAGATTGTGGAGTAATTTATTATCTTGGAGACCCAAAAGGACCTTGTAGACAAAGAGGTTTATCTGACCAAGAAGCTTTGGAAGAAGCTATTGAAAATTTCAACTTAGATAAGAATTATAGACCTGACCCTCTTGTACAAAAATTAATTAAAAGATATTATAAACAAAATATAACTGAAGCTGGTGTTACTATTGAGAACTTGGAAAAAGCTTTACACGTTTGTAATCTTGGTGCTGAAAAAGTTATTGAATATCTTAATAATAAATTGAGAGGAATTCTTGCTCCTGAAGATATTCCAGTAATGATGGGAATGATTCAAAATGTAAGCAATCAAGTTAAGATTATACCTGATTTAGTTAAGTCTTTAAAAGTTGCTTATGAAAATCTTCGTAACGAAGAAGAAGTTCAAATGGCAAGAGGCGGTATACAAATTCTTAGTAGCATGGATGCAGACGAAGATGTAGATTAATATAATAATAATATGGAAGTTACAGATAAAAGATATGAAGATGTAAGAATTATATTTCAAGAGGAAACACACAAGTATACTGATACTCTTGGAAATTCTTATAAAAGCACTACTACTCTTCTTCACGAATATGCTCCTAAATTTGATAGAGAATTTTGGCTAAAACAAAAAGCTAAAGAACTTCATACAAGTGAAGAAAAATTAGCCAAACAATGGGATACTATTACTAAAGAAGCTCAGGAACAAGGTACTGCTTATCATAATGAATTAGAAGATAGTATAAAGGGAAATTCTATGTTCACTGAGGCAGTTAAATATATGATTAAGCCTAATGGTGAAATGGTGACTGTAGCTGATATTCCAAACATAAACGAAAATGTTCGTCAATTGGATATAAAAGAATTTAAAGATGCTACTGAAAATAAATATCCCGAGATATATAATGTTTTTCAATATTATATAGATAGAGATTATAAAATATATTCTGAAATTGGAGCTTTTCTTTTAGATTATCTTATATCTGGAACTATAGATATTCTTTGTTTAAGAGAAGATCAATTTGTTATAGGTGATTGGAAAACTAATAGAGGTGGATTAAAATTTGAATCTGGTTATTATAAAAAAGATAAAACTCAAAAACCATATCAAGAAACAGATATTTGGGTTCATAAAAACGAATGTCTTCTTCCACCTGTAGGACATCTTCCATATTGTAATGGCTCTATTTATAATTTACAGCTTTCTCAATACGCTTTCTTTGTAGAATATATTTTAAATATTCCTTGTGCTGGCTTATGGCTTTGTCATATAGATAGGGATTTTGTTTTAAATCAATATGGTAGACCTAAAAGATTTCCTGATGGATTATATCATACAAAAACGAATCCTGAACCTAAAACAACTTTCTATAAAATGCGTTATCTTAGAAATGAGATTATTAGTATTTTAAAAGATAGAAGAAACGAAGTTATAGCTAATATAAATTATAATCAAACTTTATTTTAAATGTCTATTGTGATTGATAAAGATGGAGAAATTTATATTAAGTTCGACAATCCTTTTCTTTATGTTGCTTTTATGCAACAGTTGTACAAAAGGAAAAGTTGATGATAAATTTAATGAATTAGTTACTGCAAGAGAATTGATTTATAAACAAGAAAAAGTTATTGATAGTTTAAATAATATAAATTCTAATTTACAAGATAGTTTAGATGTTGTTAATAATAAACTTCAAAGTCTTGATGCTCTTTATCAATTTAAAAATTCTCAATTATCTATTTTGTCTGATTCTTTAAATTATTATAAAGAAGATGCTCTTGTTTATAGATATAAAATTGAAAGAATTAAAGCTTACGATAAAATAGTTAGAAATAATAGTTCTCAATCTAAATTTTTCTTAGGTTGGGTTCGTAGAGTTTTAGAAGATTAAATTTATAAAATTATGGCAAAGTTCGATATTGCTTATCAACGAACTATTGTCGCTGAAGGAGGTTATGTCAATGACCCTGCTGATAAAGGTGGAGAAACCTATATGGGTATAAGTAGAAAGGCACATCCTAATTCTTCTATTTGGCCAATTATAGATAAAGTTGATAAACGCGGAAAAACAAATAGACAAATAACTGATATATTAAAAAGAAATACACAACTTACTCATAAAATAAAAGTATTATATAAAACTACTTATTGGGATGCATTTTCTCTTGATGATTGTAAAATGCAAAAATTTGCAAATGAATTATTTGACGATGCTGTAAATAGGGGTATCGGTTCGGCAGCTTATGTTGCTAATATTGTTTTTGGATTACCTCCTGTTAGAAAAGTTACAAAAGAACTTTTAACTAAAATTAAGACTTATGGGAGATAAATTATTAAAGTGTTCCTTATTTGGAGCTTTGTTTATTTTGCTTGTTGTTATTATATTTTGTTTTATATTTAATTTTAAGTATAATAGACAAGTTAAAATAAACAATCAATTGACTACAGAACTTGACTATTATAAGAATCTTACTAAACCTTTTATAGATAAGAAAGATTCTATTGAATATAATATTATTAAAAGAGATAGTGTTATTTATAATATTATTAAAGAGTACGAATATGAAAAAGCTGAACTTGATAATATGGACAACTCTGCTATTGTTGATGCCTTTGAAAAACTCGTATGGGCAGACTAATAGCAACTCTCCTTCTACGGGGGAGAAACAAGATACTCTTGTTCAAGTTCCAATTTCTACTATAAGAAGAGCTTCTGCTAAACTTCTTGAAGCTAAAAAGAATGAAAAAATACTTTCTCAGAAAGATAGCATAATTTCTGATTATAAACAATTAGTTCTTAATAGAGAAGACAATATTCAATTTCTTACTTATAAGATTTCTACTTTAAATGATGATATAACTAAACAACAAGACATAAATAAACAACTTGAAAAAAGTTTAAAAACTCAAAAACATAAAACTGTTTTCGCAGCTGCTGCTGGTTCTGCTGCTGCAATAGTTGCAACAATATTTATTTTACGAAAATGAGTTCTGGTTATCCATTTCTTGATTTTATAAATGAAGATAAGAGTAGATATAAAACTGCAACAGAAGCTGGATATTACGACCCATATAACTTATTTTTAATAGGTGATAGTGGAGGTTTTCTAATGAATATAAATCCTGGAGATAAATTTGTTAATACAAATTTATTTACAGAGATGGCAGACTATTATAGAAAAAATGGAGAATATACTTCATTTAAGAAAGATAGTATTGCTCATAGAAAACTTCGTAAACGAGAAGAATATAGAAGAAAACACGGTTTTACTGCACCTTGTCTATTAAAAGCTGATGGAACAATTCAAGATGTTCATATAACTGGTGGTCATTATAATTTTCTTAATTATACTCGAATGGAACGATTGGACACAGCGAGTGTAATTGCAGGAAAGACACATACAGCTACTAAACATTATGATTTTCCAGCATTTATTGATGCTCAGTTTTGGACTTGGCAAGTAATGGAATTTGCTAAGAATAATGGTTTTCATTTAATTATAGATAAAACTCGTCGTGGAGGTTTTTCTTATATAATGGCTTCTGATTCTGCTAATATAATTAATGGTCAATCCAGAAAAGTAGTTATTCATGTTGCAGCCGATTCTAACTATCTAACAGATAGAGGTGGTCTTTCTGATTTTGCTATTTCTGATTTAAGATTTTATGAAGAACGAAGTCCTTTTGTACGTGGTATAGTTTCTACTGTTAAATCCGATTTTCGTTTAGGGTATAAGTTACCAAATGGTATCGAAGCTGATAAATCTTGGAAATCTGCATTGTTATCTGTTTCTGCTCATAATAATCCTGATTGTGCTATCGGTAAGGATGCAATAGTTGTCAAAGTTGAAGAGTTATCAACTATGGAAAACTTTGATAAATTTATGGCTGTTACCGAACCTGCTATGAGAACTGGTTCTTATGTTACTGGTTCCCTTACGGCTTGGGGTACTGCAACTTCTGGTAATATGCAAGTTTTTGAACAAAACTTTTATAATCCTAAAACTTTTAATTTCATGCCTTTTGAAAATGTTTGGGATAAAGATGCTCGTTCTGAAATTTGTGGATTTTTTAAACCCTATTGTTGGGGTCTTGAAGGAGAAGTTGATGGAGTTAAAGGAATGGATGAATATGGAAACAGTAATTTACTTGTTGGATTAGAGATTGCAAAAAGAGAAAGATTAAAGAAAAAAGAAAGTTCTAAAACTTATGCTGACTATATAAATTATCTTGGTCAATATGCTCTAATGCCATCTGAGTCTTTTAGTAATGCTTCTGAAAATATTTTTAGTAGTGAAGAACTTTCGGCTTGGGAGGAAAAACTTAGAGTAGATAATGATTTAAGATTTTACGTTGATGGGGATTTTGAAGAAGATAAAGCTGGAGTTAGATTTGTTTCTAATAAAAGATTACAATCTGAAGGCAAGAAAACATACGATTGGATACAAGGTGTTCCCCGTAGAGGAAATGAAGACCCTCATGGTTGTGTTAGAATTTGGTTTTATCCCGAATATGTAGAAAGAGGTAATAAACGAGAAATTCCAAAAGGTCTATACAGTATTACTTATGACCCTGTTGGCGTAGATAAAGATAAGAATGAAATAACAAATAAACATTCTCATAATAGTATAAAAGTTTGGATGAACCCACATCCTATAAATGGATATAAGCAAAAACTTTGTGCAGCTTATTATGGTCGTCCAGATAAACTTGAAGAAGCTGATAAATATTGCTATTATTTTGCTAAATATTATAATTGTTTAGGAAGTACTAATGTTGAAACTAACCGAGGTGAAACAGTTAGTAACTTTAAAAAATGGGGTGCTTTACAATATCTTGCATTTGAACCATTATTTGTTTGGGATGCTTCTATTCAAGAAAAGTATTCTAAAACTTATGGTTATAATATGAGTGGTGCTGCAAGAAAACTTGATGCAATTCGTTTGCTTAAAGAATTTTTATATGAAGAAATAGGTAAAGATGAGTATGGTAATCCTGTTAGAAACTTTCATAGAATTTATGATTACCAAACAATACTTGAATTAAAGAAATGGAATAGTAAAGGTAACTTTGATAGAGTTTCTGAAATGTTACTTAGAGGTATAGAATGGAAATCTATGGAGATACAAGGTTTAGCAAGTCTTGAAGATAAAAAACCTTTAACTGAAGATAACATTGATGAAAACGATATTCTTAATAGAGAATGGTTTTAAATAAGATTCGATATGTTTGAATTTGGTAGTTATGAATTTCCTCAACAAAGAGTTTCTTCTGCTGAAAAAGAAAAAGCGGAATGGTATGCTAATTGTTGTGATTGGATTATAGGTAGAGCTGTAGGACTTAGAGATACTAAGGATTTAGTTAATAGATATAGAGTTCTTCACAAAGATATTCCTGATGAATTTTATAAAAAGATTCTTAATCCTTATAATGCCACTAATGAAAAATATCGTCGTTTTCCAGCTACAATGAGAAATTACGATTTGATTAGCGGTATAGTAAGAAGATATGTTTCAGAATATAATAAGAATGTTCATGAATTCATAGTAGGAGCAAATAATCCGGAAGTAGTTTTTGGAAAAGATGCTCGTCTTAGGGAAGAAATTAATAAACTTGTTCAAAATGCGATAGCTGCTGAAATACAAAGAAGTTACTCTGAATTTATAAATCAAGGTGGAGAACCTTCTCAATTTAATCCAGAACAAGCAATAGATGTTGAGAAGTTTATAGAGGATTTTAATCAAAATTATATTGATGATATTTCAGCTCAAGGTCAAGATATTCTTAATGTTATAAAAGATATTACTGAAGATACTTTATTTTATTCTAAGGTTTATTTTGATTATGTTAGTTTTGGAGAATGTTATACTTATTCTGATGTTGTAGGAACTAAATTAGTTAAGCGTTCAATTTCTCCTTTAGATGCTTTCCCTATACCTAATGATAATCAATTTGTTGAAGACTTTGATATGTTTGCTGAAAGACGAAAAATGTCTTTACAACAAATACTTGATGAATTTGATGAATATCTTACGGATAAAGAAAGAGAGTTCTTACATACTTATTATGGCAGAGGAATCAACGGAGAGCCGATTCAATTAAGATTTGACCAATATATTAATTATTGCGCTGATGTTTGTTCTAAATTCTCTAATGAAGAACGAGAATTATTTAGAAAACAACCTATAATGCAGCGAGATATAAATGGTGACTTATTTGATGTTTGGCACGTTGTTTGGCGGGGAGAAGTTAAAAGAGCTATTGTTACTTATGTTAATGAGGTTGGATTAATAACTCAAAGAGTAGAATTAGAGGATTATAAACTCAATCCCTCTACGGGGGATTTAGATATAGAATATATTTGGGAACCTCAGGTTTATGAATGTGTTCGTATAGGTACTCGAAATGATGCTATTTATCCTTATAAAGCAAGAGCTATAGCTTATGATAGAAATGGTAAATTACCTTACAATGGTTTGATGGAACTTTTACCTGGATTTGGTAGATTTAGTTTAGTCGATTTAATTACTCCTTATCAGGTATTTTATAATATTGTTGCTTATCATAGGGAAATGGCTATTGCTAAAAATAAAATGAATATACTTCTTATAGCAAAGTCTTTACTTGGTAGAAATAGTGAAGAAACTATTTATAGAATGATAGCTGATGGAGTTCTTTATATAGAAGATGAAAATGACCAAGGTATGCTTCGTGCTCAACAAGTTAGAATGTTACAAGCTAATATAGGAGATTATATAAAACAACTTACTGATTTGTTGAATGAGATAGATAATTCTGCTAAAATGGCAGCAGATATGACTCCTCAGCGTTATGGAGAAATTGCTCAAAGCTCTGGTAAAGCTGTTACTCAAGAAGCTATTGCTCGTGGTAGTATGGGTTCTGTTATAATAGAATATTTAATGGATTGTCTGAGAGAAAGAGATTATGCAAGAGATATGGATTATTCCAAGCTTGCTTGGATAGATGGTCTTAATACTTCTTTCAGAGATGAAAACAATCAATTAAAATATATTAGTCTTAATGTTAATAATCACATTTATGCTGATTATGTAATTAAAGCTAAAAATTCTATTATTGAACAAGAAAAGTTACAACAACTTCGTCAATTAGCATTTAATGCTTCTCAAAACGGAGATATTAAAATGGCTCTTGCTGCAATAGAAGGAGATAATATTGCTAAAGTTACCAAGTTAATTTCTAAGTTCCAAGAGGAAAAAGATGCTCATGAACTTCAGCTTAAAGAAATGGACCAACAAATAGCTCAAATGCAACAAGAATTTGAACTTAAAAAGATTGCTGCTAAGGGTGAAGAAGATAGAAAGACGGCTGAACTTGAAGGTTATATTAAAGAACAAATTGCTCTTATTCAAGCAGATGCCAATATGATATCTTATGATAATGGTGTTTCTGAAGCTGATAAACAAGCTGGTATAGAAAGACTTGAAGATAAACGAAATGCTGTAACTCGAGAAAAGAATCAACTTGATAGAGAGAAATCAATGATTGATTTATATAATAAGGAACAAGATAGAAAGGTTAAGATGCATGATATAGATACTAAACTTAAAATTGCTAAAGAAAATAAAAATAAATATGATAATCCTAAACGTAAATAAACTAATAAACTAACCATTAGTTCCTTGGCGTTGTCCGTTTGTCCGTTGTGAAACGTGCAAACGGACTTTTTATTTGCCCTCAGTTAAAACAGAAAACGTTTTATTTTTGATTAAAAGTAGAAAGACGAGGAATTTATCGTCTATCATTTGAAAATTCGTCAGAAACGCACTATATTTGAAATCGAGTTATTCGATAAACCTTGTAGCACTAATAAATATTATTAAATTTAGACCTTATAATTTTGATTTTTATTTTGAAGTTTAAGGTGCGAATATTATTTTTGTTGCAAGTAAAGGTTTTATGTTAAACAATTAAAGATTAAAACTATGCCTCAAATTGATTTTGGTTACGGGAACATTGAAAGTAATGACCCTACTACTCCCGATGTAGAAGAACCTAAGACTAATATTGAAACAGGTAAGGAAGATGCTGGTGATGATACTTCTAAAATAGATGATACTTCTTCTCAGGAAGACGATGCCAATAAAGGCAAAGAAGTGAAAACTGAAGAAGATGGTGATAAAAAAGATGATAAAAAGGATGACAAAGATGATGATTTATCTTCCAAACTTGTTGAAGGTGCAAAAATTGAAATAGGTGACTCTACTTATACTGTCGATAGCAAGGGTAATCTTGTTGACGACGCAGGTATTATTTTTAAAAATGCTGATGAAGTTGTAGATTATCTTAAGACTTTGGACCAAACCGATGAGGATGGGGAAAGCACTTTAGATGTTTCTAAAATTGCTGATGCGATAGGAATTGATATTGTTGATGACAATAACAATCCTGTTGAATTTGAAAATAGTCCTGAAGGAATTAAACAGTATGTTAATGCTGTAATCCAAACAACTCAGCAAGAAATTGCTGAAACTGCTATTAATACTCTTTATAGTCGTTATCCTATTCTGAAAGATGTTCTCGATTATTATGTTGCTAATGGTAATAGTCTTGAAGGTTTTACTGGAAGACCTGACCGTAGTAATGTAGAATTAGATGAGAATGATGAAGCTCAACAAGAGTCTATAATTCGTACTGCTTGGGCAGAGCAAAATCGCAAAGGTTCAGTAGATAATTATATTCAATATCTTAAATCAAGCGGTACTCTTAAAAGTGTAGCTAAAGAAGAGCTTGAAGGTCTTAAAGAAGCGGATGCTCAACGTCGTCAGGAACTTGCTGATAAAGCACGGGCTGAAGAAGAAGCTGAACTTCAAAGACAAACAGAATATTGGAACGGAGTTAAAGAAGTTATTGATAGTAAACAAATAGCTGGTTATAAAATTCCTGATACCATTATGATTGAAAGGGACGGTAAAAAACTGGCTACAACTCCCAACGATTTCTTTAATTATATTTATAAAGTTGATAAAGAAGGTTATTCTCAATATCAACGTGATTTAATGAAAGAAAGTGCTGAGAGTCGCAGGGATGATGAAATTCTCCGTGCTTATCTTAAATTTGTTGGAGGAAATTACTCTAATTTGGTCGATATGGCTATTAATGAACAAAAAGTTAATACTTTGAAGTTTAAGGCGAAAGAAAACAATTCTCGTAAAACTACATTTAAAGTTACTCCTCCTTCAAAGAATAATGATAAAAAAGAAACTGATTTTGGTTATTAATTAATTTAAAAATTTAATCATTTTGCCTTATGTATAAAATGAGAGAAGTTTCTCGTGGGAGGTATGATGATAGAGGATATAGCAATGAAGAAAGTATTGCATATCTTCAACTTACTAAACCTGTCGAGATTAACGCGTTCCTTACTTATAACTATGGTATGGACGATGACCGTTTTCCTCTTACGTTCATGACTGAAGGTCAAGGTCGTGCTGGTACTGTTGATATTGATACTGTTCAGTGGACTTGGAATGTCATGGGTCGTATGAAGTTTACTGATATGCTTACTCACTGCGAAATTGTTAGTGGTAAGACTGGTATCGGTGGACAGGAATTTGAGGTTCATTTTGCTACCCATTGGTTTATTGAACAATATGGCCTTATCCTTCCTGATGGAAAGACTTCTGTTCGTATTCAGAAAGACTTAGGTGAATCCGCTTATGGTTATGCTTATCTTGTTAAGCTTACCACTCCTAATCCTGAAGAATTTGTCGCTGATGAACTTCTTGCTCCTGGTCTTTATTGGTCGATGAGTGCTCCTACTGTTAGTGAGTCTTATTCTAAGGGTAATCGTAGTAATACGATGTCTCCTGGTAAAATGACTTCTCAACTTGAGTTCCATCGTTACTCTAAAGAAATTGCTGGTAATCTTGCTAACACTGTTTGCAAATATGAGTTTAAAGACGCAAGTGGTCGTACTTCTAATCTTTGGATTAATGAAGAAATGCGTCAGTTTAACCTCAATATGCGTGTTATGAATGAAGAACGCCTTTGGGTTTCTGAATATAACCGCAATGCTAATGGTGAAATTGGTCTCAAAGATAGGGACAATGGTAAACCTATTCCTCATACCGCTGGTATGCTTGAAATTTGCCGTGAAAGCAACTATGATACCTATGGTGAGTTCTTAACTCTTTCTAAGATTAAGAGGACTGTTGGTGATGTTCTTTCTCGCGATACTGACGATGGTCAGATGACTGTTGTCCTTATGGGCGGTAAAGGTTTCCTCGAAGATTTCGATGAAGCTATGAAGACGGATGCTAAAGAGAATGGTTTCCTTACTCCTCTTGGTGATAAAGAAATTCAAGGTTCTGGTAACAATTTAACTTATGGTGCTTATTTCCGCACTTATAAGACTGTTGATGGTCATACGATTGTTGCCAAGCACGCTTCTTATTTTGATAAGGGAACTGTTGCTGAAGCTCAGAAACAAAATGGTTATATCCACCCTCGTAGTGGTTATCCTATGAGTTCTCACCGTGCTTGCTTTATTGATTTCTCCAATTACGAAGGTAATCAAAATGTTCGTATGGTTCGTCAGAAGAACCAAATCTATAAGGCTAAAGTCCTTAAAGGTTTAACTGATGTTCCTGCTTCTTGGGGTGTTCCTGATAGCAATTATATTGCTACGGAAGTTGATATGAGCCGTTTTGAAGTTAAGACTTCTTTCGGTCTCCAAATCAATAACTCCAATCGTATGTTCATGTTAGAATGCGCTCTTTAATCTTTAATTAATATGGCTGAAAATTCTGGTGTCGCTGGAGGTTTTACATATAAGAAAACTGACGCACAAAAAGAAACACAAGTTGTTGAAGAAAAACCCGATGTTGTAGTTGAAAATCCTACTTCCCCCGTAAAGGAAGAGAGTGATTACAACGAACCTTATTATGACCAAAGAACTGTTACTATTGCTCTTGTAAAGAATTATTCTTTATTTAGACGTGCTAACGAAAAAGTGATGCCTAAGAGAACTGATTATATTGGTTCTTCTATTACATCTTCTCGAGTTCTTTGTGCTAATAAGGGTGAGGTTGAGGCTTATATGCCTAATATTATTGGTCTTGCTCCTAATAATGAAAACTTCATTACAAGAGTTAAACAATATTTTAACAACATTCAAATTCCTGTTAATGAATTAAATAAAACTTTTGATATAGGTTTTCACTATAATACTAAGAAAGAGTACTACGAATTTAAACGTAGAGAAGATAAAATTAATGATGAATATGATTCTGTAGATAGAAAGAATCTTTCTGCTCTTCGTGAAGCTCTTAAGGATAAAATTAATAAAATTAATAATCTTGAAAGTGAAAAATATCTTCACGGTTATCCGAATAACACAGAAGATTATCTTATGTATCGTCATTGTTTACTTTACAATGATATTGCAAAAGATATAGCTTTCATTAATTCTGACAAGAATATTCGCTTTTATTTCAAAGACGATAAGAAAGAAGCTGAAAAAGCTGCTAAACAACGTTATGAAATTAATAAAGCCAAATCTAATTATCTTTCTTGTCTCAATGATGATGAACTCTTCAATGCTGTTTATATTGGATATTGTGTTAGTAATTCACTTCCTGTTGTTAGTTCTATTTCTCTTAACAGAATTGAACAAGAGAACAGACTTGATAAATTCTCATCTGAAGAACCTGCTAAATTTAATAGAATTTTCTCCAATAAAGACGTTAAACTCATTGGTACTATAGAAATGCTTATTGCTCGTGGTGAACTTATTCGTTATGCAAATAATCAGAATATTGTTACTCCTTCCGGAGAGTTCATTGGAGCTAATATGAGTGAAGCTATATCTTGGTTTAAGAATCCAGATAATAACGGAGCTGCTACTGCTTTCTACGATAAATTAAAGAAGTATTAGGGTTATGACAATAAAGGAAATGCACGAGTTGTTTCGATTACTCGGACAACAGATGGGTATGGAAAGAATTCGTGTAATTCTTCCTGGTTCCATTGATGGTTATCTAAATGATGCTATAGCGGAAATTACTAATAATATAATCAGGTCTAATGTTCAAGGTCAATATCGAGAAAAATATATAATTTCTGATAATTTCGTTTCTCCAGTTAATGGTATCTCTACTCTTTATTCTGAAATAGTTAGAGAAAGTAATTATGAAAAAGAAAATGGTATAACTTCTATATCTATTCCTATTCAAAATTGTTTATATCTTTATGCTTTCAGTGTTAAATATAGTGATAATCGATATAGAAATTGCAGAATTATTGAACCAGATAAACTTGAACAAAGTCTTGATGATTATTTAAATCGTCCTACTGCAAGATACCCGATAATACATATTGTTTCCTTTACGGGGGAACAAACTTGTAGAGTTGAAGTTTATAGTGGTAAGGGTGATATTAAAGGAATCAAAGTTAAATATATTAGAAAACCTGCTACAGTTTCATTTAACGAAACAACTCAAAACGGAATTGATTGTGATTTACCTGCTCATCTTCATAAAGACATTGTTGAATTAGCTGTAACAAAGTTCTTTAACTCTGTCGGTTCTACAAGTCATAATGTAAATAAATAATAAAATAATATAACAATGAGGCAGTTTATTCTTGCTCAGAATCTTGTTACAAGTGGTGAAGTTGATGCTTCTACCGAATATGGTAAGGTTGGTTTTGCTTATCTCGATAAAGAGTATAACAAAATGAGATTTACCGCCACTGGTGCTGAGATTCTTCCTGACGGAGAAGGCTATATTGTTCTTGTCCGTAAAAACGAGCAACAAGGTAATGTTGTTCTTCCTATTCATAAAAATCATTTTTCCTATGCTTATGGGCAATATGATGCTTCTAAAGATGTAGCTTACGAAAACTCTTTTACTGTTCCTGACGTTGAAGCTTTCTTAGATTACACTGTTATAGTGGTTCTTAAAGGCAAGAAATTCAATGAACGTAATAAGTGGACTGCTACTGTTCATACTAAGGCTTCGGATACTGCTGACACTGTTGCTACTAAACTTGCTGCTCAGATTACCAAAAACGTTGGTGCTGGTGTCACCGCTGTTGCAGAAGGAGCAAAAGTTACAATCACCGGTAAAGAAAAAGGAGTTGATTATCGTATAGTTCTTGCTGATGAACTTATTGATGTTGCTCTCGATAAAACCGATGCTCAGGCTGTTGTTATGAAGCCTTATGGTTCTGCTGCTTATGTTGCCGACTTAGCTGACAAAGCCGCTGCTGATGCAGGTTTTGAATATACTTATGATGAAGGTGTGGATTTTTATCCTGGTTATCCTCTTAATCCTCTTGCTCAACCTAATGCTGAAGATACCGGATTTGACATCTTTACTATAAGGTGCGCTGAATCTCGTGATGTTAAAACTCGTGATGAAGTTGTTCATCAAATTGTTCAAGTCGCTTTTCCTCATGGTGTTGGTGCAGCTTTTGAAAATATTTGCAGAAAACTTGCAGGTATTGAAGGTGAAGAGCGACATTAATAAACAAATATAATTGTTCTTAATTAAAGAGTTATCAATAGTTATTCAAATATAATAATTATTGATAACTCTTTTTTACCTTATGGAAGAGTTGTTTCGGAGTTTCCAGTATGGAATTGTTCCTACTTTTGTAGTTCTTATTTATTTAATAGTTGTAAGAGTTTTAGATAATAAAAAAGAAAGAGAAGAAGCTAAGAAAACTATTAAAGTTAATTCTGAAATCTTAGATGCTTTTAATAATTTAAACCTATACTTAAAACGCATAACTTCTGATATTATAGATAAAGAGAATGATAAATGTAATGCTGCTATTCGTTCATCTTTTAAAGCTATGGGACAAGCTCTTTCAAAATTTGCAGTATTTACTATAATTAGTAATAATGTAAAAAACAACAGAGATAATATAATAGATAATATAAATGATACTGTTTTTTCAGAATTTGCTACTATATATAACGAACTTTCTTTATATAAAGGTACTGAAACTGATATTATAACAAGCATTAAAGATGAATGGAAAGACGAGCTTATTAATGATTTAAAAAATATTATATTTGATACTAATTTAGATAAAGAATCAAAAATATATACTATACATAATAAATTGAATCTTAAAATTAATAATTATATTTCTTTTGTTCAGAATAAATTATTAGAGAAATGAGCAAGGTAATATTCAGTAAAGATAATTTTGCACGAAAGCATATTGACAATTCTATAAATACTGTTGTTAAAATGCACTTCGGTTTTATTGATACTGATTGTACCTTAGTTAAAAATTTACTTACAGGTATTTCTTATAGTCTTATTGATTCTGCTTATATTCTAAATAAAGAAAGACTTTCTTCTTTTAATAATCTTTTAACAAAATTAGCGTATGACTAAACTAAAAGGTAATGGTTTATACTTAGAAATACCTTTTGACTATCTTTGTGTATATCACCAACTTTTAAATTATCTTGCTGATTTTGGAGAAGATGCTTTAAGAGATTGTGATTCTACCTGTAAAGGTTCTAATAAAGGTATTATTCAGTGTTGGAATATGTTTCAAGCTGCTGTAGCTGCTTATAATTTAGGTCAATATAAACGTGCAAATGTATTGATGAAATATATAGAGTCTCAGCTTGAACTTATATATAAAGGTAGGGGTATAAATGAGTTTTCTGCTGGAGAACTTTATCCCGTTGATGAAGAGGGGTTTGTTTATGGAGTAGTTTCTTGTAGAAACATGATTGAATTTTATGTTCCTACAGAAGATGAAACTTTTATTCAAGAAATTGTAGTAAAAGGAGAAAAACAAACTATTACACAAAATCTTAAAGCTTGGAACTTATACGTTAAATTCTTAAATGTTCCTTCTAAAGATAGAGATTTTGATTTAATTACTGATGAAAACAAAGATTTAATTGTAACAAGCAATTATATAGTTTAAATATGGCTGAAGTTTTTACAAAGAATCTTGGAAAAGTATGTCTTACTTGTGATGGTTATTGGGATTCTACCAAATCTTACGAAAGACTTTGCTTAGTTACTGTAGAATATTCTGATGGTAAAGTTGAAGCTTATGTTTCAAGAAAAGCTGTACCAGCAGGAGTTTCCCCTGTAAAGGGAAGTGTTACTGAGTATTGGCAGATAATTTATACTTGCGCTGGCCATGATGGTGGTGACAGCGATAAAAAAAAATATAGGCTAACTATAAATACTAATCCAGGTTCTGCAACTGTTAAAATGAATGGTATAGTTGTTTCTTCTAAAACTAAAGAGTTTTATGAGGGAACAACTGTTACCGTTGAAGTAAGTGCAAGCGGATATACTACTAAAACAAGAACTTATACTTTAAGTGCTGATGTAACTGATACTATATCGTTGGATGCTATTACTACTGTTAAACACAGACTTACTATAAATACTGTTCCTTCAGGTGCTTTTGTATATATGAATAATTCTCTTGTTAGTTCTAAGACAAAAGAATTTGATGAAGGTACCGTTGTAAATGTTAGAGTTCAGTTATCTGGTTATGGTAGTGAAACGAGAAGTTACACTATGAATACTGATATTACTGATACTATAACATTAAGTCAGGTACAACCTACTACATATATAGTTACTATTGGAACTCCTACTCCAAGTAATGCTGTAATAAAAGTAGATGGTGTTACTAAACAACCTGGAGATACTATTGAAGTAACTGCTGGAACAAGAATAACTGTTACTGCTACTGCAGATGGTTATGAAAATTATAGTCAACAATTTACTATAAATAGTAATAGAACAATAACTCCTGTTCTTACAAAAATTCCTGATGTTAGAGTTTTTACTATAGATGGTAATTCAGATTCGTTTACTAAAAATGTAGAATTTGGTACTCAACAAGTTGTTCTTGATTTTGTTTCTTTATTAAATAATGAAAGTGTAAATGTAGTAGAAGTTACTTCTACTGGCAACTTAGCGGCTGTTGTAAATAATAATACTAAAAAAATTACATTAAGTAGAATAGATAGTGCTGCTGGTATAAATGGAACTTCTTCATTTAAACAAAGTGATGATAATAAAGTTATAGTTGTAACTATATCTATGAATGAAGAAGGAGAAGCCGTTTATACTTTGACCGCTGATGGAAGTTCTAATGATGTTACAAAGAACATAAATGCTGCTGGTGGAACGATAAATATACCTATTGTATCTAAGAAAACTCAAAGTGGAGTTGATACAAATGCAAATTACAGTATTTCTGGTAATGATTTTACTAATAACAATAATGTTGTAAGTATTAATGTACCAGCAAATAACAATACTTCTTCGAGAACATACAGTACCACTGTTACTCAAGCTGAATCCGGTAAAACTTTAACTATAACAGTTGTTCAAGCTGGAGTTGCAGCATATGTAAATGTTGAAGACATTAATGGTAATGAGTTAGAAAATCTTTATTTTACCGCTGATGGTATTCCTTGTGATTCCAATGGAGATCCTCTAAGTGGTGCTACTCAAGTTGATGGACAAAACATTTATGTTAAATCTAATACTACATGGAGTGTAATTTAAACTAAAGTAAATAATGGCAAAACCTTCTTATATAACTTGTGCTCCTACAAGTGGGAGTAACAATGGAACTGTAAAAGTTACTTGTACATCTGGATATAAAGGACGTTCTCAAAGAAGTGGTAATATAACAATAGGTTCAAAATCTGTAGGTGTTACTCAATTTGGTGCGCCACTTTATGTAATTATTACTGCTAATAAAACTACTGCCGATAAAAGCGGTGATACTATAATTATTACTGGTAGAACAAATGGTAGAGTTATAAGTGTATCTACGAATAATAGTGCTGTTTTTCCTATTTCTTCTTTAGTTTACAATAATACTAATGGAAGTGGTTCTGATTCATCTAAAACAGTTACACCTGCTTCTGACCCTGGAGCAAATGAAGAAATAACTTTTACTGCCACAATAAATGTTCCAGCTAATGAAAGCACTTCTATAAGAAATGGTAGAATAACTGCAAGTGTTCAAGGTGATACTTCTGCACAAACTGCAAGTAATAATATTAACTTGAGCCAGCAAGCTGGAAATGCTACGTTAAATGTAAGTCCTACTAATTTATACTTTACTGCAGACGGTGTGCCTTGCAATGCTAATGGTGACGAGATTAGCGGAGCAACTCAGGCAAATGGTCAAAATATAACTGTTACTTCTAATACTACATGGGAAGTTAGTTAATTGATTTTACAATGTATGTAGAAACTATTTTATCTTATGTTAGTGAAAGTTTTAATTTTGCTTATGTTATAACAATTAATATTGTTGTGTATCTTCTCCTTTACGGGGTAGGTTATATTACAAAAAAGGAAATTAAAAAACCTTATAAAATATTAACAACAATTATAGTTACTATAATATTTGCATTTATTTATCACTTTACTACTGAGATAACAAATGAACAATTAATTAATAGTTCAATTCTTGCTCCAGTTAGTTGGGATTGGATTATTAAGCCTATATTACAGAAACTTAAAATAGATTATAATAAAGATGGAGCGTTTTAAACCTTGGAAAGAGTTAGTTTTAGCTCTTAGAAGTATTGCTGATGCTATAGAAGGAGGAAATGATTCTCAAGGAAGTGGTGAAATTGACAATACTATATATAGATATAATGGAGCTAAAAGAGTAATGTTAGTTAACAGAAATTTTGATAACAGTAAATTTTCGCTTGATTTTAGTAATCCGAGTTCTTTAGGAACTATAAATTTATTAGGTGATTTGCTTAATCAAGAAGGTGTAGATATATTAAACAATATTATTGATTCACTTATCAAAGAAGATACTTATACTTATGAGATAGGAGCATTTTTTAAAACTAATGCAGGAAGTGTATTTTTTCCTATATTTCTTCTTACTAAAGAAAACAATAAAATTATGCTTGAAGGTGATTTCCTTATTGGGAAACATTTTGAAACTACTGATAAATTTAGTGTGAATGATGAAGTTAAAACTGAGGAAGAACACTAATTTTAAATTATTATGGAAACTTTTAAAGCATGGAAAGAGCTTATAAAAGCTGTTAAAGGTATTAGTTCTGCTATAGAAGGTGAAGACTCTAAAGGAGGTTCTTGTGAAGTTGATAACATTAATTATATTAATGAGGAAGAAAGAATTTTATTTAATAGAAATTTAGATAATACAAAATTAGCGTTTGATGCAGCTACTGGTCCTACAAGTATGCAAAAAGTTGGGGATTTATTTAATCAAGAAGGTATTGATATAATAAATAGTATGTTGCCTATTTTAGTTAATAATCAAGAGAGATATTGGGATGTTTATTTTTTCATAAAAGATGCACCTACTGGAAATGTTGCACAACCTATAGTTAAATTAATGTATAATGGAGTTGATAATTTGTTTGCTATGAAATGTGGTGGATATGTTGCAAGAATTAGTGATAAATTTACTTTAGACACTGCTATGTCTCAAGGTGGTGTAGCATAAACTTACAATTAAAAATATTGCTCTTGCTAACTAATTTTATATAGATAGAATAGATTATGAATATCCATATAATTGAAATTAAAAAGCTATTAAATAAAATAGTTAAAGGTAATTCAAATTCTTTTGTTAGTAATCAAAACAATTCTTCTGAAAATAAAAATAAAATAGAAGATAATAAAAAATAAATTTTAATATTATGCTTACAGAAAGAGATATTATTGAAATAAAGAAACTTCTTAATCAAATTGTAAAAAATAGTCAAGGTTTTATAACTCTTGACCAACTTAATGAAATTTTACAAAATGCTGGTTATGAAATTAGTAGTAATAAAAGTCAAAGTGTAAATGAAAATTCTACTTCAGACGAATATCCTTCTGGAGCTGCTATTGCATCTTTAGCTGAAACTTGGACTTTTACTTTAGACGATAATACACAAGTAACGAAAAAAGTATTATGCTTAACTTTGCAGCCGTAAAACAAATTGTCATACCTGAAGGAAATGTAATAGCTATTGATGATGAAAATAATGTTAGGATATGGCAAGCAGCTTTTGATGCTATAGTAAATGGAGTTTCTCCTTTAACTTTGCCTTCTGCTGTTAGAGCAGCTGTAGTTTATCTTAAGCAACAAGGAATTTGTGAACAAAACGGTACTCCTACTCCTACAAGTCCTGTAGATATAAAATGTAATAATGGAGTTATAAGAATTAAAGATAGAGAACTTCCTTACGGGTATAGAAGACTTATAGGTATTAATTTTGATGGAAATGTTTTCTATGATACTGGAATGAAATTATATGGTAGTGATACTTTAAAGTTTAAATTTAAAGCATCTATTGCCTGTAATGTTTTAGGATGTTATACTTCTGCTTCTGCACAAACTAATTATTCTTTATATGTAGGAACTTCTGCTACTCCTACTTATCTTAGATATAATGGAGGTTCTTATAATTCTAAAATAGACGCAAATGATTGGTATGATGTAACTATTACTCCTACTGGTTCTCAAGGAATGAAAACTGATTCTACTTGGGCAGCCAAATCTTTTACTACAGATTCTGATTTATTAATAGGTAGTACTTCTTATGGAGCTACTTCTGCAAAATTAACTGGAGCTTTGGAAGGAAATATTGTAGTTCTTGGAAGAGAAACAATTATTCCTTGTAAAAGAGTTTCAGATGGAAAACTTGGTTATTATATGAAACTTGCAAATAGATTTATAGAAAATCAAGGAACTGGAACTCCTACTTCATTGGGATATGATAATACTTATTATGATGAATTATTTGTTGATGGTACTTCTGAAGTTTTAACTCTTAATTCTCAAACTGCTTCTGTTAAAAACTTGTTTGCAGTAGGGGATTATAAAGATGAACAAGATATTATAAGCGGAAATATAATAAGAAGAGTTAAAATACTTGTTTTAGATGGAGAAACTGAATTAGAAGAAGGTTATGCTTTTAGTGGAGCTAATAATTGTATGATACTTTATATTTACGATGGAATAAATGAAACTTATACTCCTTTATGTACTCATTTTGCTGGTACTACAAAATATGGAAGTTCTATGCCAAATAATAGTATTATTGTAAGGGTTTCTGGTAATAGACGTACTATTAGTATAAAAAATAATAATTGGTCGAATATACAAGATTATACCAATTTTATGAAAGCTCAATATGAAGCTGGAACACCTGTCATTGTAATTTATTCTCTTGAAACAGAAACTACAGAACAAGTAATTCCTCAACTTCTTAATACTATAGAAGGAGATAATGTTGTAACTGTTACTGCAGAAGTTTCTAATATTGCTTTGGAAGTTAAATATAAAAGAAATTAGGTATGGCTATAAAAAAATCTTGCAGATTATCAAAAAGATATTAATAATATTGATAATCAAATTGCACAACTTACACAATTAAGACAAAGGACTTTAGATATTTATAATAAAAATGTTGCTGTTAACTTCGTATAATTTTATTTTATTATGGTTCTCAGAAATAAAACTATTATAACCAAAAAGAATGGTTCTATTTTTATTCCAAATAGAATAATAAGAGCTGAATATCCTGCTGGTAATAAAAGTGATAGTGGTGATGATGATTCCAATTCAAAAATTTATTATCTTAAGATATTATCAGATGATTTTATAAAAGGAATAGATATTCTTGCTTCTTCAAGTGCTGGATTTATAGGTCTTGTATATTTGAAAAGCTATTTTCAAGATGGTCAAAGAGTGTTTAAAGAACATATTACAACTCGTGATAAATTTTCAAAATGTGTACTTGTTCATTATACAAATTTTACTGGCAACGTTATTGCAGGAAGGCTTGATTTTATATCACCACAATTTGATACAGTTACTTCAGATAATTTTAAGGGAAGAGAATTGATATTTTTGTCACTTAACACACTATATCTTAATGAAATTATAAATGCTCTTGATGAAAGTGTAAAATATGAAACAAATTTTTAATTAAATTAAGATATGGTTTTTAAAATAAGTTCAGATTATCAAAAAGATATTAATAGTATTTATAATAAAATTATATTCGCAGTATTATGTTTGCAAAATTATTGGCAGAATTAAAAAGAATAGCTATATTGCTTCAAAGCAAAAAGTTAGTTGATAAAGATTATGTTCCTGATGAAGGTGGAAGTGAAAGTGATGATAAATTTTATTTATTAAAAGGAGGTAGTGTAGCACCAGAAATACCCCAAATGGCAGTTATATGCGGTATTTCTTTTCAAAAATTGGATTTAACCAAGATTGATTTTACAACTATAACTGGTGACTGTCTTGCTAATGAATTATTTACAACAAAAGGTATTGATGTTATTAATAAAATTATAAAAAGTTTACATCCAGCTTTTATTGGTGATGGCTATAGGACCAAATATTATTTTTCTACTATAGAATCTAAAGATTATAATTCAATATGGCTACCTAAGAGCACTGATGAACCTGATTTTATGCTAAGAGGATATAATGATCAAACAGAAAAAGAAAGTATTAGAGGAATTATAATAAGTGTTACTATAGATGATAAAAAATATCTTACTGCGGCACTTTCAAAAGGAACTTATTTAACTGAAAATACTCAGTTTATATATGTAAATGATGAAACCCAAGAACATTAATATAACTTGATTTATTAATATTTTAATTTGTTGTTGTAACACACTGTGATAGCGTTAATATTATTTTGTAATGGTAATATTATTAAAATAATCAATACTATAAATTAAATTTAGGTTTAGAATGTATTGCTGCAAAATAAATTTTAAAATATAAAAAAAATATAATTATAATGGCAAGTATAGAACAACTTGTTTCTGAAATTGCTCATAGTGTTCAGCAAGCGAATAGCATACCCGTAAGGCGTGCTATTCGCCTTGCTGTTATACATAATAGAAATAAACTTATTAGACAAAGTTTTGAAAGACATAATTATATTGATAAAGTTCTTCAGCAAAGATTTCGTATTTCTTTAATTCCTTGTCCCGATGGAGATATCAATACTGAATTATTCCTTTACGGGGGAGATTTATATGATAAAAGTTTAGAAGATAGTGAAACTGAACCTACTATTCGTAGAAGTGAATATATTGATGAATTTGGAGAAGTACATAAAATTCTTCGTAGTAAACAAAGAGTTCCACGTCCTACAAGATTAGATAATAATCTTCCATTTCTTTCTGTAAGAACTACTGGTGTTAGAAATCCAATAGAAATACCTTTTGTTAAAGAAGCTGGAAGCAAATATTATCGTCATCTTCCTGGTATGTGTAAAAGTATTTCTTATGATTATATCAATCAATATATTTATTTAGATGTTACTAAGAATACTGATTTTATAAATTTAGGTTCAATAATTGTAGAATCTCCTTTTGAATATCCTACAATAATAGATGATGAAGAAACTGTGTATTCTGGAATACAAGAAGAACATTTCGATGGTAATAAAACTTATACCGCTGATGATGAATTTATGATTTCTGAAGATATGATTTATGATATTAAGAAACTTGTTCTTGATGAGTTTAATTCTCAAGTAATTCGAGAAACAAATGAAGTACCAACTCCTAATCTAATGAAATAATGAACTTTGACTTACTTGGCGATGTAAATGCCAAAAGTGTTTATTTAAGATTACAACATAAATCTCGTGGAGAGTATAGTAGTCTTTGTAGAAAATTAGATAGAATACTTAAAGCTAAAGAACAGTCTTACGATTATTTATTTGCCCGTAAAGAAGATATATGCAAGACTCTCAAAATTAATCTTCTTAATTATCCTATTGAATTTGGAGAACAAACCTTTAATGAAGAGTTGGGTCTTGAAACTAAAGTTTCCAAACTTCTTCGTCTTAAAACAGATAGTCAATATAGACAAGATATTGTTCAACTCGCCAAATGGTGTTCTATCATTAGAAATGAACATGATTTAAATAATAAAATTATTATTGCTAAAAAGAAACTAAACCTTAATTATAAAGCTTATGAAAATCTAATATTTTTATTTTTTCAAGAAGTTCAAAAAGTTCTCCTACAAGGAGACATTTATAAAATGGGTTATGGTTTAGGTTCTATATACTTAGATTGTGTTGAATATAATGAAGGTTCTAAACGAATAGATTTTGCTAAAACTTTAGCTTATAAAAAAGAATTGATTGAATCTGGTAATTTTGATGAAAAAACTGATTATAGAATTAAATTTAATAAAAATAAAGACTTGTATCTTAGAGTAGTTAATAGTATGTATTTTACAAGTCAAAAGATGATGAAGTTTAAATGGAGTGATTATGTAAATGGTAAATATAGAGGCATGATTTATAAAGAAATTTATGATAAGTTTGTTAAAAAAGAAGATGATGTATATTCAATGCAATTAAGTCTTAAAAGAAAAATAAATCTTCTTGGATATATTAATCCTGGATTTTATCTTAAATTTAAAAATTAACGAGTTATGGCAATTAAAGGTAATTTTGTTTTTACACCAACCTCTGGTAGTGGAAACAACACAATAAAAGTTACTTGTGGAACTACTGCTAATACTGCAAACAACAAAAACACTGTTGATACACAAGAACAAATAACTGTTGAAATTCCTGGTGGAACTTCTAAAACTGTAAATCTTATTCAGTTCAAGAAAGAATCTCAAGAATTTGTTTATGTTAAACCTTGTGAAATAAGTACTCTTGGTGCTGGAGGTTTCATTGATAATGAAGCTTTAGTGGTAGAAAATGCTGGCACTTATGATGTTTATTTAAAATTTAAAGTTGTAAATTATAATGCATCTGGTCTTGTTAATGTCCCGATGATTATTAATGCAAATGTTCCTGCTACCAGCAAAAATAGTATAGGTGCTAAACTTCAAAGTCTTCAAACTACTGTACCTCTTCAAAACGGAGTTATAACTGGAAATGGACAATACTATATTAAGATTGCTGGTTTAACTTCTAATCCTCTTAATGATACTGCCAGTTTCAGATTTTATCAAAACACTAATGGAAAATTCTATGATTTAGCTGGTGGTGGAGAATATACAAATGAAACTGATGTTCCTCCTGTATTCTTAGGTACTGTTCAGTCCGCTGTTAATCCTCCGGCAGGCAATATTATTAATTTCTAATAAATGAATAAAACTACTTATACAACTGTTGAAAGGATTATAGCAAAAATTGATAATGACTTTAATCCTAACAATAGTGATTGGATACCTCGAGTTGGTGCTTGGTGTATAGATGCTATGCACCAACTTGATGTTACAATGACAAGTAAAGTTAAGAAAAAACTTCTTGTTAAAGATAGAGTTGCAAGAAGTGAATGTTGTCTTTCAGACCTTGATCTTACTGTTTATGATGAAAACGGTTGTATAGTTCCTAAAGCAGGTAGTAAAAGTGGTTGTTGTGGAGCAGCAAATAATGGCTCTATGCAATCTCCCTCTACGGGGAAAGAAGAATTAGTTTCTGGTAATACTCTTTATACTATTGACGATAATAGTAGAAATGGTGAAGATGGAGGAGCAGAAACAATGCTTCATCATATGAGAACTCATAGAACAGTTGAACTCGAATATACAAATAGAGAAGAAACTGTTGATATGCGTGCCCAAAGAATTAATCACAAAGATTATCCTGCTCGATACAATGTTGTTGAGATTTATAAAGGTGGAGGAAGTCAAGGTAGAAACTATGTAGTTTCTGGAGGATACACTCTTGAACTCAACTATGATGCTGATTATGTTTATATTGAATATGATACTATAGATACAGTAAAAGGAATGGATGGAGTTGAATATCCAGTTATTCCTAACAATGGAAAACTTATTGAAGCCATTGTTTATTATTGTATGTATAAAATGCTTTGTAGAGGTTATAAACATCCTGTATTTAATCTTGCTGCATCTCAATATGGAACAAATCCTTATTATATTTGGATGAATACTAAAGATGAAGCTAAAAGAAGTGTTATTAATGATGGCATAAATGAAGATGTATCTAAGTTGTTTAGGAGCAGCTTATTTATATCAACCTTTTATCCTCGTGGATAGTTGTTTTAGCCTCTACAATCCATTCTTATATTTGAGTGGAACAAGGATTCATCTTGAAGATTTGAGTGCGTTGTAGGGGCTAATTTTTATCAAAATTTCCTAATAATTTTCAATTATGCCAGATATAGTTAAAGAACTTAATCTTAATAAACATCCTAAAAATTGTAAAGACCTAAGTCTTATTTATGCTAAGAATGTAAGAGTTAGTAATGATTTATCTTGTCTTCAGAGTGAAGAAAGTATTCTGAAACATGATGATTTGATGAATAAACTTACTCATAAAACAATAGTTGGATATATACCTTGTAATAAGGAAATAGTTTTCGTTACGATAGATGGTAACAAACCTGTAATTGGAACTAAAATAAATGCTTATTTAGAAAGATATAACGAATTAGAAAATAGGTGTGAATGTGTTTATACTAAATACAAATATTATGGCGGTGAAATAAAAGGCACATTCACTTATAATATAAATGATGAACTTATACTTGCTATTAGTGAGTTCGATTATGATAATAATTTAAATCTCCCTCTTCATACTATAAATATTGGAAAATGGGATGGAGAAGTTGTAGATGGAGCTTTAGATTATGAAGATTTAACAACTAATCCTAAAGTAAGAATACCTGAAGTAACAAATTATCAATATGTTGCTGGTACTGCTTATAAAGGTTGGTATCATTTCTTTATTAGATTTAAGATTAATAATAGAGATTATACTAAATGGTTTCCTTTAGGATTTCCTATTCTTATTGATGAAGTATTTAAAAGTGCAGTTGTTAAATATTTTCAACCTTATGATGATATAAATAGTACTGCAAGGAAAGCAAATGAAAGGGACGAAAGAATAGATACTGTTTTTGGTGGCGATGCTTATGTTGATACTTCTTCTAAATATGATATATGTTCAAAAACTGTAAATCTTAATATTAATTTTAATAGTCAAGATAATAAATCTATTTATCAAATAGGTTTTATTTGTACTACTAAAAAATATACTAAAGCTTTTAAAACTTCAGATATTGAACTGAGTGATAGACAAACAAATTTTATAGTTAATTTCAATATTCTTGACGAGTATAGTGTTGAAGAATTTTTACTTCAGAACTTTAATTATTATAATGTAAAGAATATAATTAATTATAAAAATAAACTCTATATAGCTAATTATAAAGATTCTCTATTTGATTATGAGACTTTAAGTCAATTCGTTAGAAATAATATTCAAATAAATCTTACTACTGGCGCAAGTTCTGCAGAACAAGATAGTTATGACACTGAATATGAAACTGAAATAGAAGAACCTGCTTCTGTCGCTGGTTATAGATTGATTGTTGATGTTACAGTATTTGCAACCAGAGTAAGTGATGGAGTAGAAATTGCTTATAGAAATTTTAAAGCTGATTTATTAAATAGTAAAATATTAGCTAAAGATTATCCTCAAGGTGTTTATCCGGAAAATGCAGACTCTTATTGGGATTATGAGGATTATACTGATTTTAGAATAGAGAGTACTTTTACGTTATATGATGAAAATAATCAAGAGACTCAACTTGGTGGAGATATTGATATAACAGGAGGAACTCAAAGTTTCAATAGTTCTGCTGGTTATTATCCACCTTTAATAGGATTAGCTGATTATAAAGATTATTATACAACTCCAGCTAATGAATTAAGATGGCAAACTTCTCGTGGTGTTTCTACTCAATATACTTTAACAATAAATGGTACTGTTAAGAATATACAATTAGATTGTTTCTTTGTTAAAACTGGTGATAAAATAGCACAAGGTATAGGTTGGGGTTTAAAATATTTGAAAAAAATTGATTATGGTTCATATTATTCGAGTTCAACTGATTATGTTGTAGTAGAACAAAATACTTATAAACCGATTTCTCAAAATACCAATACTAATACTACTATAACTCCTTCCGCTGATTCTAATTATGATTTTAATTTCTTAAGAAATGCTACTCTTATTCCAGGTGAAACTTATAAAATCTATATTCATTTTGTAAATGATTATGGTGAAATTTCTGATGGTATATTTATAAGTGATATAAATGTTCCTAAGAATACCACTGTTGGAGAACTATATAGAATAAGTGCTGTAGTTAATGCTCTTCCTACTAACTGTGTTGGATATTTTCTTAGTTATGAAAAACTTCAAAAGAAGAAGAGTTATAGTGGTCTTTTAGTTTACGAAAATAATATTTATAAATTCTTTAGTGGAGAAGTAGATATATTTGATTCTATTGATTTACAAGGCAATAAAGCTAATATTCTCGGTACTGTTTCTATAGATGATTTAGTAGGAAAAGGTATTGGTCAAAGTGGTATAGCAATAGATTTGAGTATATTTGAAAATAAATATTATTTTTGGAACAAAGTTGTAGATAATGCCAATTATAACTACCTTGGTTCTATGGATATAAAGTCTATAGAATTAATAGCTGCTGATGATTTTAGTAAAGGCAATAATGGCAAAGGTAGTTACTTAAAACTTAACTTTAGTTCAGGTTTTGGATTAACTCCTGGTCAATATTATATTTGCGATATTTATAACGACAATAGTGGACAATATAAGAATGAAATTAAAACTCTTATTAAATTCACTAATGTAATTTATTCTACTGGCTCAAGAACTTTCAATAATGGATATTCTGGCAGAATCACTAAAAATGATATTCTAATTTATAACAAAAATGGTTTTGTCTTAGATTCTTCTATAAACACTTTATATACTAATGATTTCTATCCTTATTATAGTTCCTATATTATAGAAGAAAGTGGCAATGCTCGATTTAAGAGAAACTATTTTCAAAGAGAACATAACCCTTCTATAGACCTTAGTCCTAATCCAATGTTGCAAGGTAACAATGTTGTTCCTGCTCCTTTAGTTGTTGTTTCTCTATATGAATATTCTGATATTATCCTTGAAACTAAACAGATAAATAATGCTCCTCAAAAATATCCATTGAATACTACAGTTCCAAGAGGGGATGAAGATTATGCCACACCAACCTTTGTAATAAATACTATAACTGAACCTAAAAACTCAGTCGATTTATTTGAAGAAGTTAATGGCAGTCAAGATTTCTTAAATCCTCAAACTTGGGTCAATTATGACAAGAATACTGAATATCAAAATGAATTTAATAAACGTATTCAGCGTTCCAATGTTATTCAAGATGAAAGTATAGAAAATTCTTGGCGTTTCTTCCCCGTAGAAGGATATAAGGATATTACTGAGAACAAAGGTGTTATTACTAATCTTGTTGCTATAGGTACTACAATGCTTGCTCATACTGAACATTCTTTATTCATGTTTGATAGAGATAATACTTTACAAACTAATGATAAACAAGTTCAGTTGGCTATGCCTGATATATTCGACGTAGATTATAAAGAAGTTTTCACTTCTGAATTAGGTATAGCTGGTTTACAAGATAGTAAAGCATATATTGTAGATGTATTTGGTTATATATTTTATGATAATGATTCTCATCAACTTTATAGATTTGGAGAAAAACAATTAAATATATTAGATTTTAACCTTATACAATTCTTATTTAAATATCGTCCATATAAAGTTAGATTCGCTAATGATAAGAATGCTGATAGAATCTTATTAAATATTCATTATATGGATGGTGGAAATTCTAAAGAAATAACTCTTAGTTTTAATACTTCTATAAATAAATCAATTTCGTTGCATACTTATAACTTTGAGGAGTCTACAAATACGAAAAATAATGTATATTTGTTTAAGAACTTAAAGAATAATCCTACTAACATATATTATATAAATAATGATTTTAATAATGGAAATAGAAATAGAGTAAATGATACAAATAATAATTATTTGAAGAATATTGAATATAATAGATTTGAAAATAATTACGGTTCTTTTGGTGTTCAAGAATTTTCTCAAATAGATATAATTATAAATAATGCTTATGAAGTTATAAAATATTTAGAATTTATTACTTATAAACTTTATGAAGTTACAGAAGTAGAAAACAATGATAATGTTTTCTTCCCCGTAGAGGAAATGAGAGTGCCTTATGCTGGAACTCAAATTAGAGTTTATAATGGTTCTAACTCCGCTGATAGAGTTGATACTGGTTGGATAGATATTAAAAATGCTAATTGGCAAAATAAAAATAACTCCCAAAAGCCTATGGAATATAAACTTCCTTATTGGCATAATGGTAATTGGAATTTCAATTATCTTCGTGATAAATTAAATCATGGTGATTCTCGTTTATGGGGCAATTATTTTATAGTTTCTATAAGATTCGGTAGAGAAAATGTTAGAACTGAATTTGAAACTTTAGGTTATGCAATTAGTAAAAGCGAACAATAGAATATGAAATGTGTTAGTAGAAAAAAGGCTTGGATAGGTGCAGCTATTAGTGCTGCTGCTGGTTTAGCTAATGCAGCAATTCAAGCAAGACAAAAGAGAAAAGCTCAAGAAGAAGCTCAGAGACAAGCTAATGAAGATGCTATAATGCGGTCTCAAGCTAATTTGACAGATGCTTATAATAATCAAGACTATTTAGATAATTATTATGATAGAGTTCAGCTTATACCTCAATTCCTTTACGGGGGAAGAAAAAAAGCTACTCTCGGTACTATAGTTGAAGGTATTGGCAACTTCTTGAAAACTGACAATGGTAGAGAACTTTTAAATAGTGGAATATCTTCTTTAGGTAATATTGCAGGTAGTGCAATATCTTCTGCTCCAACTACTTCAATTTATTCTCCAAATGCTTTCAAACCCACTGTTAAAACTTCTCTTGTTGATAAAAGTTATAATCTTAATAATTCTAATATTGAACCTCAGTATTACGATAGGTTTTCGCAAGCCAAGTTTGGTAAGCGAGTAAGAGGATGTTAGAGGCATCTATTTTTACCTACAATGGATTTTAGTTGTCTGAATGATAACTTGTTAATCTTTGAAATAAAAGTATGTTGTAGAGCCTTATTTTTGATAAAATTTCCTAATAATTTTTATTTTTTATGTCTAAAATCAAACCTAATATAGTTCGTGGAGGACAAAGTATTGATTTAGGAAATAATATGTTTTTGATGCAAGGTCGTCCTCATAGTAGAGGTGGAATTGATATTGGTAAAAACCTTGAAGTTGAGGGTGGCGAAGTGATGCAATATAAACCGAATGAAGTCAGGGTTTTTAGTAAAGAGCCTATACTTAATGGAGTAAGTCCTGCACAATATGTTCTTGGCGGAGCAAACCCCAATAATGTTTTTAATGCTCAAGAGTATTGGAAAAGAGTTAATAGAGTTAGTGATGATGGAAAGAAATATCGTACTGGTGGTAAAATTGATAAAAGAAGTTGGACTACTATATTAAATAAAAGAAAGGAAGATGAATTTTCAAAATGGTACAAGAATATATCTTCTATATTAAATCTTGATTCTAATCCTGATAATCCTCTTCATGCTTATGATTATAGAGGATATTGGTTAGAAAATAGAAACAAAGATATTGATTATACTAAATCTGATTTTCATTTTCCGGATAAATATAAAAAACCGACACATCCAACATTTAGTATAGAAAGTCAATATGCTAATAAAAAATATGGAATAAATCCTAAAAGTGTAGGATATTGGAAAGGTGATGAATTTATTCCTGGTGTATTTAATGATTTGATGGGTGCTACAAGTGGTAAAGTAAAAAATATTCCAGAGGCACAAGAATATACTCCAAGTGAAAATATAGTAAATTATATAAAAAGTACTGAAGGATTTAGAGATAAGTGGTATCGAGATGGAAACGGTATTTGGACTGTAGGTTATGGATTTACGGGTTCTAAAGTCAGAAAAATGTTTCCTAATGGAATGACAAAACAACAAGCTGATAAATACCTTGCTGATAGTTTAAATATAAGAAAACAAATACTTCAACGAGATACTCCTAATTGGGATAGTTTAAATCAAAATCAACGTGATGCTTTATTAAGTTATCATTATAATATAGGAGAAAGCAATTATAGAAACAAAAGTCCTAAGATGCAACAAGCATTAAGAGATAAAAATTGGGATGTTGTTTCTAAAAATATTGATGCTGGATATAATGATAAAAACAATCCTGGTCTTAGAAAAAGAAGAGATTATGAAAGAAATCTTTTTAATACTCCAATAACTGAGAAAAAGCTTGGTGGTAAAGTTAATAAATCTGCAAACATGGATTTTAATTATATAATAGGTAGAAACAATATATATAAATTAGGAGGAAGACAAAAAGCTCCTCTTGGTATTGATATTCTTAATTCTCAAAATTTACATAGAAATGCTGAAGTATTTGATGGAGTTCCTGCAATAGCAGTTAGCGAACAAGTAGTAAGACCTAATCTTGCTGAACAACAGAGATTGTTAGATGAAACTTCTCAAATAATAAATAATTCTATAGAAACAAATATTGATAATTCTATAAGAGCAAGTATTAGTAGAGGCGATTCTGCATCAAATAGAATAAGACGAATTAGAAATATTAATGTTCCACTTACTATTGATGGTAGAAGTGCTACTATAAATAAGGATGGAACAATTGATTTAAAAAATCGTTATACTTTAGCTGGTGATAATAGAGGTATCGGTTATAAATCTATTAGTGAACGAAATAAATTATTAAGACAAGCTAAAGTTAGAAACGCTGTTAATAATATAAAACAAGGTATAAAAGATAATAGTTCTGAACTTCTTTCTACTGGAATCAATCTTGCTGGAAACCTTGCTGGCTCTCTTATTAATTTGAATGCTATTAATAAGATGAAGTATTATGACATCATCCCTCTACGGGCAAATAAGTTGAAAACTAATGTAAATATTAATCCTCAACTTGATACTTTAAGAGAACAACTTGCTCGTTTTGAAGGAGATACTCGCAATAACACTTCGAGTAGCAAAGTCGCATTAGCCCGTAGGCAAAGTGCAAGAGCAAGAACAGCTCAAGCTATTAATCAATTATTTGGTACTAAAGAAAATCTTCAAACTGAACTTATTAATCGTGATAGATTTAATCAACAACAAGTTGGTAATATGAATGTTCAGATGAGAAATAGATGGCTTGCTGGTAAGTCTCAATTTGATAATCAAATAAGAAATATGAGAGCTGAAAATGCTATTGCTGGTATCAATAATGCTATTGCTGCATTTAATGGTGAGAATGGATATTTTAACACCAGAGATAAGAAGTTTAACGAACAAGCTAATAGAGCTCTCTATGCTCTCACTGCTCCAAATGCTGTAGATGCTATTACAAGCAAGAATGCTGAAAAGCTTATAAATACATTTGTTGAACCTCGTTTCAGAAAGAGAATGAGGAGAAGTTTAGGTATAGATTAATATATTGCTATGAGATATGTAGATGTAATAAATAGACCTTATGTTCCTGCCGTTAATCTTGATGTTTTTACAAGAACTCTTGATACTCTTCAGCAAGGACATATTAAAGGTCTTGAACTTAAATCTCAACTCGATACTGCTATTGCTAATCTTGATATGAACTCCGCCGAAGATGAATTTAAAGCTAATTTAATAAACGGCATTCAAAATGAAGTAAATGCAAGTGCAGAAGATTGGGGTGGAAATATGTATTATGGAATTGCTGATTTAATAAAGAAACAAGGTGATATTGCTAAAAATCCTGCTGTAATTGGTAGACTTAAAGCTCAACAAGAATATAAAAAATATCAAGCTCAAATTGATGCTCGTCAAGATTTAAGTCAGGATGCTAAAGATTGGGCAAAAGAAAAGAATCCTTATAAATACCAAGATAAGTTTGATGAAAATGGAAAAGTAATTGGTGGTACTGAATGGACTCCTGATTTTACTCCTGTTGAAAGTAAAGATTTCAATGATATTTTTAAATTAGCTTTAACCTATGCTGCTAAAGAACACGGAGGAGGTTCAAGTGCTACTTTTGTAGATGCTGATGGAAATCCTACAAAAAATGTCACAGGAGCTATTGCCGTATTGAGTACAACTACTGGTAAATGGGAGCGTCTTAGCAAAGAAAAAATAGATGCAGCTATTCAAGCTGCTATGAATGCTAATCCTCAATATGAAGCTTCTTTAAAACAAGACTATGAAGTTCTTAAATGGAAATGGGATAAAGGAGATGAAAATACTTCCTTAAAAGACCCCATTACAGGTCTTCAAAAAAATTATTCTCAATATAAAAGAGATATAATTGACCCGTTTATTAGAGCTGCAAGTTATTATAATAGTACTTCTTCTACAAGTTATAATAGTAGTGTACTTGGTGCAGTTGAGGCTGCTCGACAAGCAAGAAGTGGTAAAAGTGGAAATGGTGGTTCTCAATATGGAGACCCCACTGGACTTCTTCCTTCTGGAGCAGGTTATAATGCTACTATTACTGATGATACTAAGAGTAAGAGTTTTGTTACTGTAGGAGTAAGTAAGAACAGAGTAAAAGATTATATAAATAAAGTTTCTGATGGAAAGAACATAAATCTTACAGATTTAGATATTCTTGATAGAGATTCTTTGAGAACAAGATTAACTTCTGCTGGTTTTAATGATAGTCAAATATCTGATATTTTAAATTATGCTACAAAAGAATATGCTGAAAATAAAGAAGCTTATGATTTATATGATAGTATAATGAGTGATGGCTCTAAAGCATCTGCTGGACAAATAATGAGATATGTTATAAATAACGGTTTGGTTCTTGATGAAGATGAATTGAGTCGTAATTCATATCTTAGAGGATTATATGATGATTATCAAAAGATTGTTAATAATAGATTTTTAGGTGCTGAAAATTATTCTTTTGCAACTAAGAATAAACAATTATTTGATAATGTTATATCTTCGCTCGGTGTATCTGAAGATGCAATTAGAGAATTAGGATACAATATCGGCAAAGATGGAAATAGATATACTATTAGTATTAATAGAGACCATTCTAATTTAATTGGTCAGCTTGAAGGAGCTGTACAAAATGGATATAATTCTTCTTCGAGAGGATATAAATTTAGACAACATTTTGCTCGCGCAGTTGGTTCAGGTGATGGCTTCTATGCTTATAACGATGGTGGTAAAAAAGTTTATGCTCAAACTTCCGGTGCAATATCTGAAATGGTTTCGAGAGTAAGAGATTTCTTTGATGGTGACATTAATGGATATTATGCGTTAAATCAAGCTAATGTTCAAAATTACAATCAAGGCTCTGAAGAAGCTGCAAGAACTGTAGCTGGAAATATAGTAAACGCTATTCCAACATTTGTTAGAGAAAATACAAGAATTAGTGGTCTTGCCGGTAATCAAAGTCCTGCTCAATATGTAGCTGAAGGCATTGGTATATTGAACGATAGAATGCAGAGAATTGGTGCTCGTAATTTAGCTGATGATGAAAAGGTTATTTCTACTCAAAATTATAGTGGCATAAGTCCAAGACAAAACTCTGCTTATGAAAATATGCTTAATGCTAAAAGTACTGAACAATATAACTATTGGAAACATATTTATGATGCTGAGAATTTAACTATTGACAATTTATTAAATTCTGGTTCTGCTCTAAATACTAATGTTTATAGAATGACTGATGATGGAAATAGAACAAGATTAGATTCTTCTGAAAAACTTATGCTAAATAAGTTAATAAATGATGAAAAGATAAAGAGAAGCTACAGTATGAATTACAATCCCTATACGGGGGAAGTTACTCCTCAAATTACATTAAATATGCCTAATGGATATATTAATCCATTTACTCAAGATGATTCTCCTATTATTTTCACTTCAGATGTTCTAATCAATGATAGAGCTTTACGACAATTAAATAGGTCTGAAGAATATAAAATATCTTCTCAGCTTTATAGAAATGATTTAAATAATATTAATACTACTATTGGATATTATATTGATGGTGATGGTAATCATAACTATGAGCTTACTCCTTCATTTAAATATAATGGTGAATCTTATAGAATGATTATAAATGAAAATGATACTGCATTAGCTATTGTTTCTGAAATTCAAGCTCAAAATATATTAATGCAATTTAATAATATTAAACAAGAATCTAAAAAACAATATACAGATAAAGAAAAAGAAAACTTTAGAAATACTCTTAAAAATAATAAATCACTATTAGAAATTTTTGGTGAAGATGTTTTAACCAAAATGGCGTCTACATATTTTAGCTAAAACAAAATTATGACTCCTGAAGAAAGACAAGAACATTTGCATCATGTAACAAGCATTCTTGGTGCTGACGTTAATTCGTCAGCACCTTTAACTGTTTCTTACAGTGATGGTAGAACCGATGAATTGGTTTCAAATACGTTAAGACAAGCTGGTGTAGTTGGTAATACAGAAGCTTTTTCTATAAATAAAGATTTATATGATAAATATGCTAAATATGGAATAATTCCAAATGCTGCTGCGAGTCAAGAAGATTTAGATAGAGAACGTGCTGAAAAACAATCTGCTATAAATCAATTTGGTAACATGCTTGGTCAAGCAGTTGTTAATGAAGTTTTACTTGGAACTATAAGAGGTTTTTCTGATATATTTGATGCTGCATATAGTATAGCCAAAAATGACGATAATGATTATACAAATGCTGTATCTACTCAAATAGAAGATTGGCAAAACTATATTAGAGATGAAGTTCTTCCTATATATCAAAGAGAAAATGATGGTGGCTTTCATATTAATGATTTTGGTTGGTGGATGAATGGTGCAGTTAGTACGGCCACTACTCTTTCTCTTATGTTACCTGGTCTTGGAATAAGTAAAGGTGTTTCTTTATTAGGTAAAGTTGGTAATGTAGGTTCTAAGGTTGGAAAACTTGGTTATAAAATTACTAAAGCTGGAGCCAAATTAGTAGGTGCTGAAGCTAAAGCTGGTATGGCTTTTGAAACTTTAAAAGGAGGTCTTGAAATAGGTGGTATGGCATTTATATCCCGTACTGCTGAAAACTATCAAGAAGCAAGAGAAACTTATAATACTGTTTTAGAAAAAACTAAAGACAAACTTTCTTCAATGAAAGATGAAGAAAGAGAAAAGTTTCTTAAAATAAATCCTGAATTTGCAGATTTAAGCGATGATGAAATAGCTGAAGCTATTGCAAGTAATTCTGCTGGAAAAACTTTCCTTAATGATTATTGGATGCTCTTAATGGATATACCTCAATTTAAAACTCTTTCCTCTATTTGGAAAGGTGCTGGTATAGCTAATAAAGCAACAACAAGAGGTATAAGAAAAGCTAATGCTGAAGCTATAAATAGATTAGTTGGAAAAGGATTGAGCGAAGAAGCTGCTACTGAAGTTTCTAAAACATTTGCTCAAAGATTAGGTTCTGCTTTTAGTATTGAGAATTTAGGTAAAACTGCTAAAAATGTTTGGACAGGTACAGAAGGCTTAATGCTTAGTGAAGGTATTGAAGAAGGTTTTCAAGGCATTCAATCTCAGAGAGGAGAAGAATATGGAGAACTTTATTTTAATCCTCATCTCCAAAGAAAGACTCTCGGTCAATATCTTAATGATGAAACTATATGGGAGCAAGCTTTCTGGGGAGTAATGGGTGGTTTACTTTTCCAAGGTGGTGCTAAAGCTTTTAGAAGACTTGAAGATAAAGCTCGTGCTAAAATAAAGTCTAAAGACTTATCTGAAATAGATATTAAAGCTTTACAGCTTGGTGAGGATAAATCTCGTATTGCTGAAATATATGGTCGTTTTGATAAAATGGATGACTATAAGGAAAAGATGGGTTTGATTAATAATGGTAAGAATCCTTATAGTGTTAAAAAAGATTCAAAAGGTCAAGATGTCTTAGTTGATGGTAAACGTCAATACGATGATATTCAATCTACTGAAGAAGTAGAACAACTTAAAACTTTAGCAACAAAAGATTTCCTCACAAATCTTGTTATAAGTGCTGCCAATAATGGTAACTATGATTTGCTTAAAGAGTTTGTTTCTAATAAAGAGTTTGCTCAGTATTTTAAAGATAGTGGAGTTAACACTGATGAACTTCTTGAAAGTCAATTAATTTCTAAGATGGATGATATTTATAATAAATATCAAACTGCTTATTATGAAACTATTGATAATACAGATGCTTATAATGAGCATATAACTCGCCTTGTAGCTTCTGAAATTGCAAGAGATGAATTAACATTAGAAGAAGTTCAAGATAGAATAGATGATTTAAATGCTCAAATAGCAGATAGAGAACTTTCTAATCAATCTCATTATGAGCAAATAGCTAAACAAAGAGTTATACATCAAAAACTTGAAGCTATTGATGCTGCTATTAATAAGATTAATGAGAAGAAAAATGATAGAAATACATTCTATTCTAAACAAGCTTTTGATAAAGAATATAAAGATTTACAAAGACAAAAGGATTATTTGTATAGAGAATTAGAACGTACTAATTCTAATTTTAATTATTCTGGAGTCTTATCTGAGAGTCTCGAAGATACTTTACAAGCTGCATCTGAACTTTATAATAGTTTCGTATTAGATAATACTGATACTACAGCATTTGAAAATCTTTCTCAAACTACTCAAAGAAATCTTTATTCTAAAGCTGCTTATGAAGTTTTTAGAGATGAACTTCAAAGAGACCTTCCTAATTCAGATAATCTTAAGCAATATTATACTGATAAGTATGATGAGAAACTTGCTATGTTCATAGATATAGCTAATTCTAAGTTTGCTCACGCTTATGATAAAGTTTATAATTATATTAAACGCTCTGATAATCCTTATGAGGCAATTCAACATCTTTTAAAAGATGATATTGTTGCTGAAGATGGTTATAGTGCAAGGGAAATATCTCAACTTAATGATGCTTTAGATGTTCTTAGATTTGGCTCTCAAGATAGAGAAGCTTTTAACAATGCTCTAATGTTTATGGTTGTTGGTGAACAAGGTAAACGTAAAAGAGAACAACAAGAGTCTGAAGAAGTTAAAGTTGAAGATAAAAAAGTTAATCCTGCTGTAGCTGAAAAAGTAACAGGTATAAAGCCGGAAGAAGCTCCATCTCCTTCTACAGGGCAACAAGGAGTTAATCCTGAATCCCCCGTAAGGGAAGATAGCACTACCGAGAGGCTTGACGATACTGGTCTTAGTCTTTTTGATGAAGAAGGTGAACTTCCTCAGAGAATAACTGAAGAAGAAAAGAAGATTATTGATGATTTTCAACAAGAGCGATTACTTACTAATGGTGATGATATTCCTTTCATTACTTCTTATAATGCAGTTGAAGAAATAATTAAAACTCATAAAACTCTTTGGCAGAACACTGTTAAAGATGGAGTTGGAAGTAAAGCTTATACAGAATTTATAGAATTAGTTAAAGATTATATGATTGTTAATCTTAATAATTCTAAAGCTGTAGCTGATAAATATGCTGAACTTGGCTTAAGATTGTTTGTCGATAGAATCAGTAATGCTGGTAAAAATGCTTCTACTCCTCAAGGTAAAAAACTTAAAGAGTTTTTCAATGCTATAACTGAAGCTTTAGGTTTTAATTCTGAAACTGGTGATAGTAGGTATGAAGGTTTATCTGAAGAAGAAGCTCAGAGTAAGAAAGATGAATCTATTAGAAATGTCTTTGAACAATTTATAAAATATTCTGGAGTTAAACATTCTATTGTTGATGGTAGAAAAGTTATAGATGTTGCAGATTTATTCTTAGAAATGTCTAAAACTTTTGATGACAATAATAGAGATTATATATCTATTTTATATCTTTATAATGATATTTCTAATTTCATAAATGGATATAGAGGAACAGAATATTTATTCTTAAATAGAGGTCTTCTTTCTTTGAAGCATGAAGAATTTATAGATGCTCTTAATAAAAAGAGAACTGAAGTAAAAACTGTTTCTCCTTTTATGCACTTTAGTTCTACTTTAAATAGTAAAACTAATTCTTCAATGCAAGGTTTAAATGATGCTACTAAAATTAAAATTCTTCAACAAGCAAGAGACAAAGGTGTTACATTAAGTATAACTCGTACATCTAAAGGAGACCCTGTTTCTATAGCTTTCAATGTTAAATATAATGGTAAAACTTATGAATTGGGTATGTTGTCTCTTGTTGAAGGTAGTAAAGATAATAATACTTTAACAAGTAAATACCAAGGTTTAGATATAAGTTTAACTAAGAATAATGATGGTTCTATATCCTCTTCTGAAGATTATTTATTTGATGGTATATTAAACAATTCTGAATTATATAACTATATTGCTTCTTGGTTTAGTACTGAAAAAGCTCATTTGTTTAATGGTAATACTTCTCAATCTGCTCTCCTTGCTTTACAAAAAATTCAATTTAATAGTAAACTTGATATTTTATCAAATCCTACTATTAAAAGATATATTGATGAACATGATTTAGAAAATCAATATAAAAAATCTAATTCTAAAAAGTCTTTTAAAGACTATGTTTTAGGAAAGATTACAGATATTGTTTTCTATGATATGTATTCTAAAGATACTACTCCTGGAGCTGTAGATAGTAAATTGAGTAATTTAATTACTAAATTTGGTATTAGAGAAAGCATAGAAAGATTCAAAGAAAAACAGTATGATAATTTCTCTCAAACTAAAGCTCTTTATGATAAATTAGAATCTGGTGAAGAAGTAAATGCTGTATATAAGAGTGATGATGTTGGAAGTATAAGATATGATAGAACAAGAACTAAGAGTACTAATAGACTTGGTATTGCCAATGAAACCGAACAACATCCTATAATCTATTATGATGGAAGTAAAGGTATTGATGAAAATGGTAAAATATATGCCAATATACCAGGTCTTTCTATTGGTACTATAGGTATTGTAATGGGTGAAAATCAAGGAGAATATTATATAAACGAAAATGGTGAAAAAGTTAATTCTCCTGGTGCTAATTTAGCTCTTATAACTGGAGGTAATAAAATACTTTCCAACAACAATAAATTAAATAGAGAACTTTATGATGCCCTTAAGGGTGAAATGAATTCTATAATAAATGATTATTATGATGTTATACAAAACAATAATGCTACTTTAGCTCAAAAGAATGCAGCTTATGAAAGATTGTATAATAGATTAAATGATTTATTTGGTAATTCTGAAAATAAATTATTCTCTAATTTTATTGTTGGTAAAGGTAAAGATGTTATAGGAATTTCTACTTACATTGATGGTCAATATATTCCAGTTCTTAAAGTTTTCAAATATAAATCTTTGACTTTTGATAATGGAGTTAGAAGAAGAAATGGAAGAATAGTTGAAGGTGAAGAACTTAATCAATATTTTGGTGGAGGTTTTGCTATAACTGTTCCTGGTGGAACTCATTATAATCAATTTAGTAATAAGAGTGAAGCTCAACAAAAGAGAATTGGAGAATTAATTGATTATATAGCTGATAATGTTGAATTTAATACAACAAGATTTGCTGTAACTAATGCAAATAATCAAAATACTCAAACTTCTCACATTAAGAAAGTTGATGGTAATATTGAAATAGAAGTTGGTTCTTTTAAACATCAATTTGACAATTTTGCTCAAGCTGTAGTTAGACTTAATATGTTTAATACAAGTCAAATTGGTACTTCTAATAGACGATATGATTATGTTGATAAATATGGTAATCCTAAACTTCCTAAGAGTTTCTTCTTACAAATAAACGATACTGTAGCTCCTATTTCAGAACAAGAAAAAGAAGAACAACTTGGTCTTAAAGGTTGGATTGATAGAAACAATATAGAGGAAAATGAAGAAGTAGTTTTTGAAGATGTTCTTTATGCTTCTGGTTTTAATAGTGATGTAGTTGAATCTATCAAAGATTTTAATGATTTCCTTGAAAAGAATAGTTATCCATTATTTATTAAACCTATAGTATTACTTAATGGTAATCTTAGTAGAGAAGAAAATGGTGTAACATATGAACCATTTGGTAGATATGACGGAAAGAATATTCTTCTTGGTAGAAAAGCTGCAACTTTAAAACAAAAAGAAAGTATACTTCGTATTCTCGTTCACGAGAATATTCACAGAGTTGTAGATGAAACTAAATTCTTTGATGGAGAAGTTGGTCAAAACAGAATTAATGAAATAAATGATATATTTGATATTTTCTATGATGAATTATCAAGAGATAAAACTTCTGATAGAAATGTAAAAAGACTTAAAGAAAAGTTTAAACAATTCAAGAGTGATTATAAAGACAAAGCTGTTATTGCTAATGAATTTATGGCTGAAGTAATGTCTGATGCTGGTCTTAGAAATTATATGAATACTATTGAGATTGAAATTGAGCAAAATAAAGGTCAATCCCTTCTTCAAAGAATATTTGATTTCATAGCTAAACTGTTTGGTATAGATGTAAAAGATAATAGCTTACTTTCTCAGTTTAGAAATGCTCTTAGAGATATAGACGCATCTGCTTCTACTGAAAGTATTAAAGAACAACCTGAAAATCCTAACTCCCCCGTAGAGGGAGATGCACAGTCTGGTGACGATACTGATTTTGGAGATATGACTAATGAAATAGGTCTTGAAGATATAGAATTTGATTCTCGTTATGAAGGTCTTACTTCTGAAGAAATAGTTATGGAAAGTTTAGATGAAGATAAAACTGATAACATTTTCGGTGTCAATATGGCTAACGATATGCAGACGTATTTGCAGCAGTTACCAAGTAGTCAAAGACCTGAGATGGCCTCTGCGATTGACTCTAATGAATTGAACTATCTTTGTCGATAACTTCTTCATCTTTTAAAATTAAGTCCATTATAGGGGCTGAAAACGCCCCTATTTTGGAAAATATTAGCAAATTTAATTAATGCAATATAGAGTGTTTATATTGCTAAAACTTATAAACATTTAATCAATATGGCTTGTAATATTTGGGGCATTAGAATCAAAGATGACCAAAATGATAGAATAGCTAAATTTATAGCTGGAACTTTTATTTCCAGGAATGATAGATTAGCTGTAGCTAAAGCGTATAATGATGGACGTATTTATAAATATGCTTATAGAAAGCACATAGTTTCTACTAAAGAGGAGTTTGATAAAATGAATGGAAATTCATTTAAAAAACTTCTTAGAGATTATGCTAATGAAAATATTCCATCTATTTTGAGAAGTGCTGCACTTACTCAAAATGATACAAGAGGTGGATGGACGAGTAGTATAGCTAAGGAACACGCTGTTAGATACACAGATGATATTCTGAAGACTATTTATTTTAATAATTTAGTCACAAATCAAGATGTAACTAAGAGCAAATTACTTAACAGTGTTAGAAATACTATAATTAAAAAATATTTACGTAGAGTTTCTATTTGGTTTAACAATGAAAATGCTAATGGAAGATTCACTGAAGAATATAAGAAATATAAGGAACTTTGGGATGAATATAGAAAGAATAAAAATTCTAAAAATTTAGGTGATTTGTTTACATATATTCAGAATACTATTAAAAATAGTGGAACTGAATATATTACAATGATTAACTATTCTGAACTTGCTCAGCATGTTTTTAGTGTTGGTGTAGCTAAAGAATGGTTTGCTACTTGTTTACAACATCCCTCCATTAAAGAACTTGCTCGTAAATTTGAAACAACTAAACTTGAAAAACTTGATGCTGGTGATATAGCATCTAATGATGAACAAGATAGTTCTGTTGATGGAACCGATGAGGATACTCATGATAGAGATGAAATGGCTGCATCTTGGGATAATAGTATCCTTGGAGATTATGCTAAAAACTATAATGGTAGACTCAAATTATATCTTTCTACTCTTGCTCAAAGAACTGCTCCTATTATAGGTAATAGCGATGCTAATTATCTTACTGATGATGAACTTGGAGTTGTACAATATATGGATGTCAACTATGTACAAACTCAAATTCAAGCTCTTGGTCCTTTTGCAGGTGTTGAAGATTTCATTAATAAATTAGAGAAGAAAGCCCTTAGCATATCATCCCTTTACGGGGTAGGAAAATTAGTCAATGATATGCGTAAGGATGCTGTGTTTGCTAATTTCGTTTATACTCAATTTGCAAAACCTATTTTAAATGCAGTCTCTGTTCAAGTTACATCTGATAATGCAAATGTTGCTTTATCTAATGATGAAGCTTTTGCCGCTACAAAAGTTATATATACTTTACAAGCTGATGCTAATCAAATAGGTAGGGGAGAGTTTAGAGATGATGATATTGCTTCTTTAAATAAAGCTTTAGAAAATGTTCAAAAACTTAATAATTCAACTCTCTTACAATACGATGGCGAAATACGCAATAAAGTAAAAGATACTGTTGTAGATTATATAAGTAGACATTTTCCTTCCCTCAATAGAGAAAATATAATTAATTGGTTCTTTGATAATCCTAATACGGCAAATGTTGCTCAGTTAAGAAATTTAGTTGAAGCTTTAATAAATTATAATTCTGGTTTAAAGAAAGCTTTAAATAATGAAAATGAATATAGAGCTAAATATTATAAAGCCAGAAGAGAATATAATGAATATATTAAGGGTAAAAGTGAAAATGAAATATTTAGAGATAGACCTGAATGGAATGAAGAAAGTATAAATAAGAAAGCAAGAAATTCTGCTATTAATGCTTTATCTAAAATTCTGTTAGAAGCTTCTGATGCTTCCATTAGACTTAATTCCTTTAATGCTGAAGGTAAAATGAGGTCTAATGTTGGTAAATCTTCTTATATAACTGATTTTGCTAAACAACTTAAACTTCAGTTTGAAAATGGTAAAGATGGTAGAGAAGTAATTAAAGACTTCTTTACTAAAAAGAAATATGATATAACCGATGTTGAAACAAATATGTTCTTGTTTGGTTTAAAAGATAGGAACGGTAATATTATTCAACATGGTTTAATTAGAAAAGATAAAGCCGGAAATTATGTTATAGATGAAGATTCTTCATTATATAAACAGTTCGATATAGCTTTATTTGATGGTATCAAGAATACTCAAAGTAAAGATGGTGTTGTTTATTCTAATATGAGTAAAGAAGATTATCTTTTATCTTCTTTGTTAACTTTTGATGCTAAAATTAGATTTGATGGACTTGATGATTCTGCTATAGTTAATTCTGGAAATTATTTAATGCGTATTCCTTCTGATGCATCTAATACCTATATGATTCAAATGCCTCGTATACCATTAAATGATTTATATAGTTACGAGAATGAAGAATTAGTTAGAGATAGGCAGAATGAAATAAAGAATAGAGTTCAAGAATATTTTCCAAATCATTTAGACCAAAGTGAAAATGTTCCAGAATCTATTCTTCCTTATTGGAGAAATGTTGTCAATAGTACGACTAATGACAATAATAGTTTCAATAAAGAAAATTCTTTAAATAATCATAAAGATATATTATTAAACTTGTTTATAACAGGTAAAATTGATAAACTTAATTTCTCCAATTTAAATAAAAGATTTGATAGTAAAACTAAACAAGTTTATATTCCTTTAACTTATTTTGACGAATCATCTAAATTTATGATTCTTGTCAAAGGTGATACTAATGAAAATAATAATGTTGCTACAAATCTTGAAATAGTAGCTATAAGGAGTATTGATAAATATATTCCTGATGAAGATAATGGATTGGGACAATCTTTTACTTTATCTTTGTTAAGTGATGATACTTCTTATACTCAGACTAAATCGGTTAGAAATCAAGTATTTTCTTTTATAGATAATTCTTCTATTGCTATACGAGATTATTTATATGAAAGAGGTGAGATAAAAAGAAGTTTTAATAAAAACTCTAAAATATTCTTATCTTACAGAAATGAACTTTGGGGAGAACTTCAACAATTTGCTACTAACCTAAATAATGTTTTTGAAAAAGATGATGAAGGTATTTGGAGAGTTAAAGAAAATTTAGATGGATTATTCGATAACTTCCATTATAAAGATGGAAAGATTATTGATAATGGAACTCTCGCTGGTGATGTATTTAAATTCTTCAAATTATTTGATGTAGGAACAAATGTTAACTCCAGAATGCAAAGTCTTCTTGGTAATTTGATATTAGAAGATAGAAATGGAGCATATCTTAATCCTGAATTAATAGGTAATTTAATATATGAAACTTATGCTAACGGTCAACAAGTTTTAACTGTTGGAGATGATTTCCAAAGTGGAATGGATGAATCTATATCTAATGAAATAGATTCTATTGTTGAAGATTGGCTTGATTCATATGTTACTTATTGCAGAAATAGTGCTGAAGAATTTGATACTATTTTAAATTCTGAATTCAACCATGTTGATATAGTAGATTGGGGATTAAATACTGCCTTAGCTTATATGACTATGGATGGTATTTTTGAAGGTTCTTCTAAATACTATAAAGATGCTAAAACATTCCTTAAACGAGCTAAGGAAACTCAAATGGGTGGAACACCTTATGTTGGTGCAGATTTTACTCAATACGAAGATAAAATTGTTGATATTGTAGATGATGCTGGCAAACCTCAAGAAATAAAAATTGGCAATCTTACTTTAACTCCTCAAACTGGTTTTAGAGCTGTAACAATTAAGAATAGTAAAACTAAATATACTGATGCTCAATATATTTATGATGAAACTTTCAAATCTATTTCTAAAACTATTTCTGATGAAGAATTGGCTTCTAAATTAGCAAGAGATATTGCTCTTCCTTTTGGCGATATTAAAATTGGAAATACAGTTTTTAAAGGCAAAAGTACTAAAGCTAATGATGCTCAATCTTATATAACTATTGAAGAATTTATTCGCAGAAGATGGGCGGATGGTACTCTTAATGAATATAAGCCTTTACTTGAACAACTTTTAGACCCCAATATTCCTGCTGATAAAATAGATTTATCTAAAGTTTCTACTCGTATACAAGCTCAAAAGAATGTTTACTATGATTTAAAATACGATGAAGATACTGGTCAACATCGTCCTCGTCAAATTAAGAATGCTGAATTTGTTTTAATACCTAAATTACTTGATAAAGACTCTTCATTATATCAACTTTATGATATTATGAAAAGAAATAATATAGGTCAAGTTAATACTCTTGAAACAAGTAAAGCTTCTAATAAAAATGTTCTTACATTTTGGGATGATAAAGGAAAAGCTAATCCTCTGGCATTTGAATCTTCCCTTACGGGGAAAAGAATAGTAAACGGTAAACTTGTCGGTAGGTCCACTTATACTAATGTTGAAGATTTCTACTATAAAAATCTTTATAAACAATTAGATGTTGTAGACCATATTGAGGACAAGGAAAATAAAGCTGGTATACAGTTATTTAAAAAGATTCAAGATAATGCTACTGATGAAACAAGACCTTTTGTAAATAATATTCAAAATGGTTTTGCCGCTAATATTAGAGATTCCTATAATAAATTAATTGATAGATTAGGTTGGAAAGTTCAGAATGGACAATTAGTTAATAAAGATGGTAGTACTACTCTAAATTATAATGAAATTTATAACTTATGGAGAGAAGAACTTAGTAGAAGCGGTATAGATGAAAATATGGAAGATTATCTTACTCCTGGCATAGATGGACTTCCTATTATGCCTGAGTGGATGTCTATATTTTCTACCAAACTTGAAAATATTGCTCAATCTGTTTTTAACTCCAATATTACTCGTCAAACTCTTCCTGGTTATCATGGTATTCAAGTTACTAACATTGGTTGGTCTACTGAACTCCATTATCACCCCGTAGAGGGAGATAGACATCTTCCTGTTGTTGAAATAATGGTTCCTGCTTATTCTAAATCTATTAAGCAACTTATTGCTAAATATGGTAAAGAAGAAGCATTAAAGAAACTTCAAGAAAAAGGTCTTGATGAACATATTGGATATCGTATTCCAACTGAAGGAAAACAATCTATTGCTATCTTTAAAATAAAAGGTTTCTTAGATGAAACTTATGGTTCAAGTATAATTGTTGCTAACGAATGGGTTACTCAAACTGGTTCTGACTTCGATATTGACTCCATTTATGCGTTAGTTAACGAAATTGATTTTGATGGAACTAATATCAATAAAGTTGAGTATAACATTGATGACAATATTCATGCTGAAAAGCAAAGATATATAGATAATGTTAAAGAATTATTAAGTTCTCGTAAAGAAGACCTTACTAAATATAATACTTTTGAAGATTATGTAAATGCTGGTAAAAGATTTGGATTTACTTATGATAATTTTAAGAAACTTACTCCAATAGAACAACTTACTCGTAGACAAAGAAATAATTTCATTACAGACAATGTAATGAATATTATGAGTAATCCAAGTTCTTTTGAAGAAACATTTGGTCGTTCTAATTTCGAGTCTATAACTGATGCTAAAAATGAAGTAGAAGCTATTACTAATAGAAGTTTAAATAATGCTTCTGTATACAATCCTTTTGACCAAATTAGATTTATGCAGAATGCTATTGATGGTAGAAAACTTAAAGCATTTAGTGTTAATAGAGATACTTTTACTTCAATATGTAATAAACTTCAAGTTTCTCTTTCTGAAAGAAATGGTATAAGAGTTATATATAATAACAAGAATGAAGATTTAATTAAATCAGCTTATGATATAGAGAGAAGTGACGATGGTAAAATTGTTGTTAATCATACTAATTTTGGTTGGTCTAAAAACAATCGAAATGTTGATGGTCGATTAATAACTTCTTATTCTTCTCAGACTACTGCTCATATTCTTGATGCTATTAAAGAAGGTTCTTTGTTTAATGAAACTGAATATACATTCGGTACATTTAAAACTCTCATCGACTTAGGTATAGATTATAAAACAGCTATTACTTGGTTATATCAACCTGCTATTACTCGTATCAATGATATAAATTCTTCGTCTAATAGTATATATCTTAATGGTAAGACGAAAAATAAATTTGATGCAAGTTTAGTTGCTCAAAAGAGAATAGCTCAAGAACTTGGTTTAATAGAAAACGATTATACTTCTATAAAAGATTTATATGCTAAACTTGAAAAAGATACTGATTATATAGAAATATTAACTGAAGTTTTTGATGGTAAAGGTGGCAAACTTGCTATAAATCCTGAAGCTATTGAACGAAGACTTAAAGGTCAAGATGTTAATGGAAAAACTGTTACTGCTGAACAATTAGAAAGAAGAAATCTTATCTTTGATTTAATTTCTGCGAGACAATTTTATACATTTAAGAGTTTGGCTGATAAAGTAGAGAATATTTCTCGAGTTCTTCGTCCTGATGCTTTTGGTGCTAAACAAATTATTAGAGATAATAAAAATATTATATCTAAAGTAGAACAATATCGAGATAAATTAGGATATATTCTTACTACTCCTGATGGAAGAAATATAATAAATGCTATATATTCTGATAATAGTGAATATAAATATTTGAATGCTTTTTATAATTATTCTACTAAGTTATCTGTAGAAATAAATACTAATTTATTTAGAACTGAACAAGTTGATTTCCAAAATATAATTGAGGATATTGAAACTAAAATTGGTTCTGACCTTAATGACGAGAATTATTTAGCTGCTAAAAAGTATGTAATAGGTAGCTTATATCGTTCTGTTCCAGCTTTAATTAATCCTGTTACTATTAACAATTCTGGATTTGTTGTTATAGATAAAGATGCTGTTACTTCTCCATTTTATTGGGAAAATGAAATTGGTAGGATTTATGGTTTTATTGAAACTGAAGTTAATAATCCAGATATAGATATAAATGATTTTAGTAAAGAAAATTTAGATAAATTTAATAAACTTACTCCTGCACAAAAGATATTGTTTATTAAATCTCATTTCGAAGATGGTAGTTTCTTTGACAAAATATCTGTTGTAAAATCATTTAAAAATGAAATTACAAATAAGAAATATTCTTATAATAGAATTTTCTTAAATGATATGTCTTATGATATTAACGCTCTTAGAAATGAATTTAAACAAATTTTCTTTAATAAAAATCCTTATATAAAATCTGCTGCTGTAGATTTAGTTAAGTATGCTTTTATTGTTGAAGGATATGACTTTAGAAAACAAACTATAAGTAAAGCTATTCCTAATGAAGTTATTTATGCTAAGATTAATGAAGGAGGTCTTAATATATTAGACTTTGTTAAAGAAGAATTTAATACATTGGAAATTCCTTCTTATGGAAAGAATGGTATTACTGATAATTTCATTAGAAGTCATAGTGATATTCTTAATCCTATTAAGATTTGGAAATCTAATAAGTTTAGGCAAAATCCTGTTCATGATGATTTAGTTAATCATTATTATGATAAAACTAATCACATGATTACTATACCTAAAAATAATGCTGCTACTAATGTCTTAAATGCTTTAAAGCTTAATGATAGAGAAAATAATTATATAAAATTAACCTTCTCCCCTAATGGTAAAGAAGTAACTTATTTGTATAGAATTTTTAATCCAAGAAGTTCTGATAATATTTATCTTGTTCCTATAAATACTCTTGAAGAATTTGAAAATAGTGATTTCTCTATTAATAATGCTAATAATGAACACAATAGTTATGAATATTATTTAAATATTATAAGAAAAGAATTACTTGATAAAGATAGTTTTGATTTAAGCGAAGAAGAACAAAAAGATATTCAAGAAGATGCTAATCTGTTTGAAGTTGATGAAACAAAAATATTAGATGAAATACCTAAATATAAGTTTGTAAATCAATTTGATGAAAATAAACTTATAAATAAATCTCGTACTGGTACTGAGACTGAGATTGCTGTTCTTAATAAATTCTTTAATGATATAGAAGAAAATGTAAGTGAACTTCCTGATAATATTTCTAAACGAATTATTAAGAATAGTTCTCCTTTATTAAATCAACTTCTTGAACTTAATCAATCTACTTCAACTTCAAGATTTAAAGTTCCTTTCCAAGATACTTATATAACTATTGAAATAAAGAGAGAAAATCCCATTAATTATGCTAATTATCAAGAAGGTAATATTAAGAAATTAAAAGTTACCGAAGATATTAAATATTATTCTGAAAAACTTGGTAAAATAAATAAATTTGATAATCTATTTTCTTTCTCTATTGTTTCTGAAAAAACAGTTGACGGTAGTTTAATTGAATACGATAATAGAGATAGTAGATATGATGATATAGATGATGTATTTGCTGAAGAAACAGTTGTTGGTTCGAGAAATTCTTCTGACAATATAGCTGCTTTAATTGCTAAAGATTTAAAATTTAACGCAAGACTTGGACAAGAAGATGCTATTGATGCTATAGCTGATATTTCATTAAATGGTACTAATATTCATCTTCAGTCTTCTCTTGATGAAAACTTTAAATCTGTTTATAATATAGCTAATAAATATTATAAGAAAGTTTCTAACGATTTACTTACTGAATTTTCATCTTTTACTCTTGAAAATGGTAATACTTATGCTATAGATAATAGTAAGCTTTATCAAGAAGCTACAGCTAAAGATTTTGCTAATCTGCTCAATCTTCTTTTACGGGCTAAACACTTTATTGAATCTATAGAAGAGTTTGATATACTTAATATTACTGGTGAAGATGAAGATACAAGAAAAGAAATTGAATTACTTAAATCTTTAAGAAATAATATACTTAATGATAGAAGACTTAAAATTGCTTTTAATAAAACATTTAACATTTATCTTGCTAAAGAATCTGGTAATCCTCTAACTAAAGTTGCTTATAAAGATGCTTATGGCAACGAGCATAGAATGATTAACATCACAGATGTATTTGGTGATACTTCATTTGTTAGAGCTCAAATAGCTGATATAGCTCATATTCCTAATAAGCAAATTCAGATTGTAGCAAAGATTATAAGTGAAGAACTTAATGCTTCTGAATATAGAGGTAGAGATAAAGTAGCAAATTATGATAAATGGATAAGTGATAATATTGGTTCCAATCCTAATGAAGTTTTCAATAAAATAGTTGATGAAAATGGTAAATTGATTCAACCTTTTACTGATGCTTATATTGATGATTTCAATAGGCAACGAATTGAACTTCAACAAATAGAAGATACTGAAGGTAGATTTAGTGCCAATTATTTCTTAAAGAAACTTGAGTTTGATAAGTGGAAACTCAGAAATAGTCAGCAAAGAATACTTGATGATTATTATGATAGACATATTAGAATTAGAGAGACTGGATATAGAGAATGTGGAGAAGATTTATTAGAATATTTAAAACTTCAACATAGACTTTATACTGAGTTTGATGATGATATGCTTTCTGAATCTGAAGTTGCTGAAAAAGTTGCTATAATTGAAAGACTCCGTGAATTAAGGGAAGATGATGGTATTAAAAATTATGCTTCTTCAATTAAAGCTTTAAATGAAGAATATTTTGAATTTGAAGAGAGTGAAGAATTTAAAGTTAAACTTGCTAAATATCAAAAAATTGTAGAAGATTATAATAAAGCTCATAAATATGAACCTCTTTCTTCTAAACTTGAAAATGCTGATTACAATGTAGCCTATAATTGGATTAAAGAAAATACTTTTTATACATTAAATGCAGAAGCTTATAATGCTCTCTCTAATGCTTATGGTATTCTTAAATTAGGTAATTTTGAGAGAAGAACTAATCCTCTTGTTAAGAAGATTTACGATACTCATAAAGCTAATAATACTCTTTATGACATTTATCGTAGAGTAATAGGAACTAATTTTACTGATGCTGAAATTAAAGAAATTAGAGATTTCGAGGCAAGTCGTTATTCCCCCGTAGAAGGAAATAGCATGAATCCTCATTCTGATTCTTCTTTAATTAAAAATGTTCCTCAACAAAGAGTTCTTAGTAATGAATTTTGGATTAATCAATATGTTTCTCAAGAAGAGAAAACACCTGAAGTTATAGAAGAAAAGAAGAAAGCTTATACTACTATTAATACTATTATTGCTAAAGGTATAAATAAAGATACCGGATTGATTGAAGTTAGAAGACTATTTGATAATTGTACTCAGGATGAATTAGACGAACTAATTGATGCTTATAGAACTCTTAAACTTCTTTCTAATAATCGTACTCGAAAGAAGACTAAGAAAGGTAAAAATATATTTGAATTTAAGTATAATGAAGCTGATTTTGCTAAACAATATGCTATTTATAATTCTTTAAATAGAAATGAAAAGTATCTATTTGAACAAATATTCTGTGAAACTGATATTCATGGTGAAGTTCAAGAAACTGAAGAAGGATTACTTAAACCTAATGGATTTATATATGGTTATGTAGAACTTACTGATGAAGCTATAGCTGAACATCCTGAATATATTGATGAAAGGAAAGAAAAAGCTATTAAATTGCTCAATGAAAATGAAGAATTTGTTCCTACTGAATATTATTATCAAAAAGTAGATGAAGTAACTAAAGAAGCTCAACGTCTTTATGATGAAGCTATAGCTTCTGGAAAGTCTACTAAAGAAGCTGAAATAATTAAAAATAATTATTTCCAAACTTGGTACAATAATAATCATATTTGGAATAAATATACTAACAAATATCAACCTATTAGTATTTGGACTACTCGTCATATTAAAGAAGATGGTAGTTTATCTGGACAATATAGTTTTGTCCCCGTAGGAGATAATATAGATAGGAAGATAAAAGAAGATAAACTTAATACTAATTTCTCTAAGAGTGGTAATAATTATAAATTAACAGGTGATTATAATAATCCTAAATATTCTTCTATTTTAGGTAATACTGAAAGTAAAGAATATAAACTTTATACTTATCTTGAGAATTTGTTTAATGAAATAGTTACCAATTCTACTGAACAAAGGTTTATAAATGAAGGCTGGATGCCTCGTCAATATAAACTTGACCCTGATGCTTCTTGGTATGGTAAACAAGTTCTTGGTGCTTTTGGTTTTAATTTCAGAAATTATAAGAACAAAAGATGGGATGAATTAGTTGATTATTATCATCAACCTTCTATGCATAATCCTATGCTTGAATTACTTAAAGCTAAAGGTTATGAGCAAATGGAAGAAATTCCTGAAAAATCTTTTGGTCAATCTGATGAAGATTATAATAATATAGTTAATGAAATTAGACAAAGAAATGCTGAAAGAGAAAAGAAGAACTTAGAACTTGAAAGAAATGTTCGTGATAGTAATTGGAATGATGTTATTAGACAATTCATTTATACTCAAGAACAATATAATGCTAAGAGTAATCTTAAAAATCTTGCTTATTTAACTATAGATGATTTAGTTGAAAGAAAAGCTTATAAGATTAATAATTGGGATAGAATTTCCAAAGATAGAAGAGGTACTGAAAATGTTAACTTCCTTACTGAAGAACAAAAGAATACTTTAGGTATATTTAGTAACTGGGTTAGAAGAGTTCTTTATGGTCAATATAAACGAATTGGACCTCTCAATAAAGTTGCTGATACTTTACAAAATATGGCATCTGCTAAATATATGATGTTTAACTTGTATGCTGGTATCAACAATGTTACTGTAGGTGCAGTTAATATTCTTGGTGAAAGATTTGCAAGAGAATACTTTGGTAATAAAGAGTGGCTTGCTGCTAATAAAGAGTATGTTTCCAATATGCTTACATTTATTAAAGATACTTTCTCTGAGAATGGTAGTAATAGAACTTCTTCTATTCTTAAACGATTTGATGCTGTTGAAATTGATAGAATGTTAGACTTTACTGGTGGTGATTTTAGTCTTTCTAAGATAAGTGAACATTTTAATACTATTGCTTATTCTTTGCAAAGTGGTGGTGAACATTATATGCAAAATACTGCTCTTATTGCTATGCTTAAATCTCATAGAGTTGTAACTGATCCTCATACGGGCAAGAAAACTATTATGAGTTTTGGAGAATATACTTCTAATCTTGAGATTGCTGCTCTTAAACGAGTAATTAGTAATAACGAATATCTTACTGCTAAACTCAACGAACAAATAAGAAAAGCTAATCAAGATAAACAATTAGAGTATGAATATGATAAACTTAAGCGTAATGTAGTTACTGATTTCTTCTTATCTCTTGAAGAAAATGAAGAAAAGAAACGTATTCGCAAAGAATATCTTGCTCTTAGAAAGGAAATGAACATTGATGATAAAGCTGCTTTTGAAGCTAATCCTGATGTATGGAGTCAATTTGATAACAATGGTAGATTTAAAGAAGATTCCGGATTAGATGATAGTCATTTTGGTATGCTCAAAAATAGGATTATAAGAATTAATCATAAGATTCATGGTGTATATGATAAAAACGGTGCTGCTCAAATTGAGAAACATTGGTGGGGTAGTCTTGCTATGCAATTTAAAAAGCATATCTATCCCGGTCTTCTTAAAAGATGGGCTACTCGTGGTTATTATAACGAATCTCGTGGAACGTTTGAAAAAGGTTCTTATATTTCTGTTATTGATTTCCTTGGAATGGAATTTAAAAACTTCAAGGATAAACAAAATGCTCATTCTGTTGATGGAACAAATACAGCTTTATCTGCAATTCAAACTGTGTTTGAATGTATAATTGATACTATTCATAACTTTAAGTATAATTATGATGTTCTCCCTGCTTATGAACAAGCAAATATTCGTAGAGCTTTAGCTGACCTTTGTGGTATATGTGCTTCTCTTCTTACTGTGTTTGCAGTTTATGCTCTCAGCGACGATGATGATAGAAAAGATTCTACTCTTCTTAATTCTACTCTCTATCTTGCAGATAGACTTTATGGTGAATCTCGAATGTTCCTTCCTCAAGGTATGATTCCTGAAATTAAAACTCAATGGAGTCAACCTATTGCAGGTAAGGGTGTTATAGAAGATTTACTTAGTGCTATGGGAGATATTACTCAATGGCTTATGGACCCTGATTATGACCCTATTTATAGGAGCGGTACTTATAAAGGTAAGAATAAAGTTGTAGTTAAGATTAAAAAGAATATTCCTCTTGTTCGTACTATTCAAAGAATACAAACGATTAATCAATCTAATAATTATTATAGAATTGGAGATAATGGACTTGCTCAAAAATTAGTTAAGAATTTTGCTTTAGAAATAACTGGTCAAAAAGATTAACTTGTAATAGTTACTCTTATTGATGAAAAAAAAGGCGTACTACCGGAATGTTCCGAATAGTACGCCTTTGTTGTTTATTGAAATTGATTCTTTGCTATCCCTTTTAGCTTGTAATCAATTCAAATTGCTTAGATGAACAACTTATCATCTTTTTATCAAAACTTCGTCAGAGAGCCTAATTTTGAGTCAAAATTGAAAAATATTAGCAAATTTACACTCAAACAACTTTATTGCTAATATCTTAATCAATTACTTTAACAGGAAAATCAGGTTCTCCTTCTATATCATCATAAGAGCAATTTAAGATGTTTACAGTATTATCTCCTTTGTCTTTAAGAGTAATATCTTTAAAATACCATACAACATCTTTACCATCATTAGTTTTTAAATTGGCAGAATAAGTTGCTCTACTCCAATCATCAAGACGAACAAATTTGAGTTTTTCTCTTTTAATTGTTCTCATTTATTTACCAGTAGAACCAAATCCTCCTTCACCTCTTTCACTATCAGAAAGTTCTTCAACAACATTAAAGCAGACGTGAGGATAAGGGAGAATCATAATTTGACCAATACGTTCACCAACTTGATAAGGAGCACGACGAAGTTCTTGAGTACGAGATTTATAAGCCATCATAAGTTCACCACGATAACCACTATCGAGAATACCTACACTATTAGTAAGATAAAAGTCAGTTTTACGATTAGAACTACGAGGGAAAATAAGCATAACATAACCTTCAGGAACTTCAAAAGCAAGACCTGTATGATACATATAGCATTCATTCTTATTATCCCACTCTACAGAAGTACAAGTAATATCCATTCCAGCATCACCATAATGAGCATAAGCTGGAACTATTGCCTCAGGAACAAGTTTTTTAACTTTAACTAATAAATCTTTTCGTACTAATGTATACATAATTTAAAGTTTTAAATTGTCAGCTGTAGGATGAATAGTCATATCTGAATTATCTCTCGATGTAGGATATGGGTCTGGAGTAGCAAGTTCTTTAAGATGCATACCTAACCACATAATACCTTCTTGAATCTTAGTAATAACAAGATTTGTAGCTTTTGTAGATTGAAGAATTTTAACTTTTTGAATAGCCATATCTAAAAACTTTCTCATAAGCTTAGTATCACCAATTTCATCTGCAGAGCTTCTAAGTCTATCACTTCTATAAAGATTTAAATTAACTTTTTCAATTTTAGCTCTTTCTTCAAGTATTTCAAGATATTCTCTCATATATTTAAGTTGTTTATCATAAATTTCTCTTGGACAAGTTGGAACAAAATCAAGAGTTTTAGCATCCCATTTTTCAACCATTATTTCAAGTTTTTCATAGCGAACTCTTGTTTGCCAATATTCAGCTATAAATCCGTCTATATAATCTGAACTTAGCATTAACGGCATTGTGTCTTGTAATTCATCCATAATTATTTTATTTAATAAATTCTTTATTTTCGTTTATAAAATCTGGTATATCAGCAAAAAATCTATTAAAACTATGTTTATCACGAATAGTACAATGAAATCCTTTAAGAATATCTGTTTCGTCTAATTTCCAAATATAAACATCTATACATATATGGTCATTATAAACATTTAGAGAATAACTTACATTTGTATAGCGACAAGTATTATTTAGACGAAATATACATTGATTAATTAATTCTTTAGCCAGCATAAGTTTAAGAATTTAAAACAAGATTACCGAGAACTTCTATCTTATTGGCTCTGTCCCCGTAAAGGAGAGAATCCATCCGTTTAAGACCTTCATTATTTTCCATATTGGAATAATAACCAGTTACAGCATTATAGACACCCCAACCAGTACCTTCAAATTCTTTTTGACCAGGGCCGTTATGATAATACCATTCAATATTAGCAATTTGTTTAAGTTTTTGAGTAGAAATGTTTGCAAATTCAATAGCATTCCAATTTCTATCAAAGATATGTTTATAAGAATATCCTCCTTGATTAAGAGCATCTTTCTCCGCTTTACTAAATACTAAATCACCAATAATAGTTTGGAATTTAATATCACTAACTTTCTTTTTAGCCATAGCAATATAAGCTTCTTGTAAATCATCGCTCATAACTCTACAAATACCAAGAAGTTCTTGTGCAGTGTTAATATTATTATTAACATTCTTAGTATGTCTAAAAGAAACATAATTAGTAGAATTTCTAATAGCAGCATTCAATGTATTTTCACAAATAACTCTAATTGGAGTAAACAATATTTTAACACCAGTACTTCCATCATGAGAATTTGTAAAAACTAAATAAGACTCAACAGGGTCTCCTTTGACCATAATATCATTAGGAAGTTTAGCAGAAACAAAAATTCTTTCTCCATAACCAAAAGAACCAGCGGTTTGCCAAATGGCAGAATTTTTCCCAATGGCATTATCGAAGAACTTAAATGCTTCAACATTTTGAACTGGAGTATATCTTTCCTTAACTATTCCCAAAGGAACTTTGGTATCATCTCTACATACAGCATAACCATTGGGAACTTGCATAAAAAGTTCATTACCAAGAAGTCTATGTTCAAGTCCTTCAGCTATCATCACATCTCCCTCTACGGGAAATTTAGAATAAATCTCTTGTTTACTAACTGTCCAATCAAGGCCAGCTTTAGTCATAACTTCCTGTGAAGTTATACAATCTTCAACATTTGAAACACCTTTAAATCTAAAAGGTGCTCCTTTGATTTTTACGAAACTCATATTCAAATTCTGTATCTACGTTAAATTTCATTAAAGTAGGAGTGTTAATAATATCTTTTACAGGACAAATATTATAGTATCCTCTAAGTTTTTTAACATAATAATCGTCCCAAAAGACAAATTGTATCTTTTCAACATCTGCAAGAAGAATATTAGTTTTAATTGTAATAGGTGGAGCTGGAAAATATTTTCCATACTTTATTGTACTATTAAATAGATAAGCTCGTGTGAAATAATAAGAAGATAACCTATTACCAAATGCTATATAAATTCTATTATCATCTGTTATAAATTTATAATCTAAATGTTTTTCAGTATCAACAACTACATTATTTTTAACTTCTATAACATTTAATAAAATTGTTTTATAAGCATTCTCGTAAAATATACCTTTTGGGTCCATTTTAACATCGCTTCTTCTTATGTTTTCACTTATACCATATTTCTTAAATACAAATTCATCTTCTTTTAAAGTAAGGGGTAAGAACAATCCTCGATTATTTATAGTTGTAACGCCAGTTAAAACTTTCGCAAATCCATCTTTTGTTAAATCAGAAACATCCTTTTCAACAATTTTAATAAATTCTTTCAAATATTTAATAGACCGTTCTAACCCCTCACTACTTGATGTTTTGTTTTTATTATAATATTCTTCTTCTTTTAAATATCTATCAGAAATTTCACTCATTACTTGATAGTTAAAGAAGTTTTATTTTCAAGTTTAGCAATAGTATATTTTATGTCTGGTTGAGAAACAAGACTTGCTTCAACTACATCTTCATATATAGATGTTTCAACTTCATTCTCAGGATTAGCAAGTAAATCTTTAGAATAATCACATCTTCCAAGCATAAAATCTGTCATAGGAATAACAGTAGCTACTCTAAATTTTAGTTGTGTAAAATCAGCAACTGTAAACTCTTCAAAGTCTTCTCCATAATCAGCTTTAATAAGAGCATTTATAGCAACTAACATTCCACTATAATCAATATCTTGACCTTGAACAAGAACACCCTCTCGATAAAGTTCATTTATATATCTACGAGTATAATCTCCAAGTATAGAAATTCTTTCAACATCTATGTCAATAGATTTTCTTGTTTTTGTAAATAATTTATGAAGAGGAAGAACTAATACTTTATTACCAGAGTTTCCATCATCACCAAATTGAATTACTGCATCAAGAAGTTTACTTCTTAATTTTTCTACAAGATTTTTTCTTACATTTTGTAAATCATTAATTCTTTTCTTTTCATTTTTGCAGCATTCAATATCAGACTTAGTAACAGAGATAAGATTACAATAAGCATCTACTTTATCATCAAGTTCTTCTTTTGTAATATCTAACTTTTTTTCAAGTTCTTCACTAAGTTCTCCATCACATTCTTCTACAACATTCAAAATGTTTTGGAGGTCTTCTGAAATTTCATATAAACTTTTCATAATAGTTTCAATTCTTCTATTTGTAATTTATTCTCAGAATACATATAAGATATTGAATCAATATCTAATCCATATTCTTCTTCAAGAATTTCAGTGAAGTTAATTTCATCATCTGAAATTCTTTCATCTTCTATTTCACAAATAGAATTTGTAACATAATCTAAAATATAACAATACATATTATTTCAATTCATTTTTATGATTAGTAATAACATCAGGAAAATTCTGATAAATAATATTCTCAACTTCTTTAGCTATAACTTTAGCATTAGGATGAGGTTTACCAGTTTTTCCATAAAGTCTTAAATCAAGGAAATGAATCCATTCTTCTATTCTATATGTATAAATACATTTAGTAGCAGTATCAAGAGGTAACATTCCTCTTGCATCTTCAGGTTTCATTCCTTTTTTAATAGCAGCAAGGTATCTCTCTTCTGCATCAAGACAAGTATGAACCCATTCATCAGCTGTACAATAACATAAAGAGGAACCATCTTCTTGAGGAATACCCCAAGCACCAAAAGGTTTCTCTTTATTATCTCGATTTACCCCGTAAAAGAAGATGGAGTTCTCGCATTCACAAACTATTCTTCCATCTTTTTTATTAACTACAAGATAAGGATATTCTTCATCAGTATCAGAATCAATTAATGCAGCCAACCAATGAGGTTCAACAAAAGATACATTTCCATTATACTTATCTTTTGAGAAATTACAATATCTTGTGGATTGTTCACAAATATTGTTTGGAGAAATTCTATTAAGTTCTCTTGAAGTAGAAATTTGAGTAACAACTTCAAATGTAAATCTTATCAATTTTACAACTTCTTCTACACAATTATATTTATTAGCAAAAGCTAAGAAATTAAGTTCGTTTACTTGATATTTTGCTAAAACTCCCATCCAATCATTTTCTCTTTTAAATTGAGAATTAACAGAAACAAATATTACTTTATTCTTTACATTTTCATAATATCCACAATAAGGAGAATAACAGAATAAATATTTAATTTCTTCACTAATTAGAGGTGTATTAATAACATAATATGAAGTACCATGACGAAAAGGACTTCTATGTCCAGCTTTCCATAATTGCTCAAGCCATTCTACAGTACCTTGTTTATTAGAATTATAACATATAGAGGCAGCATATCCTATTTGAGAAACATTATTTCCTAAATCTATATGTTTAACTGTCGCTGGAATTATCTTCATAATAACTATTATTTGGCTGTTTTTTATTTATTGGGTCACTATAAGCATATTGTTGAAATGAATTATTGCTTATATGTATTAATCTTGCTTTACCAATAAAAGATTTAAGATTTGATACTCCACAATATGATAGAGTAGAAGCTAAATAAGAAGTAAACTCCCTAACAAATTGTCCAAGAGTTTTAGTTATCTTAATATATTTAAAGAAACCTTCTTCTATCTTTTCATATTCAAGATTTTTATCATTTTCTCTTTGAGCTTTGATAGTACTCATTCCATAATAACTATTAACTTTATTAAATAAAATAGTTTTAACAGGTTTAGTACCACATTCTTCACATTCAGCAAACATTTTACCAAGCATAACATAATCAGCTCCAAGAGCTAAAGCTTTAATAGCTTGTCCATAAGTAGAAATTCCACCATCTGCAATAACTTTTGGAGAATTTGGAATATTTCTTCTTAAAGAATTAATATCATTAAGAAGAGTTGCCATAGGATAATGAATACCTGTATTTACAGATGTTGTACAAGCAGCTCCTCCACCAATTCCAACTCTCACATAATCTATTTTAGCTTCGCAATAAGCAATATAAGTTTCAGGATTAGCAATATTACCTGTCATTATTTGTAATTTATGGAAATACTTTTCTTTAGCTTCTCTACATTTATCAAGAAGTCTTTTCATATTTCCATTAGCACAATCTATACAAATTTCAATTACAGTAGTACTTCTAATTTTATAAGTTTTATCTATAAATATTTCTTCAAATTCTTTTAATGAAAGAGCAACCCATTGTACACCAAAAAATCTTTTTCTTGTTTCAAGAGGAACTCCTCTCGGAATGATAGGGATTATATCATAATTATTATAAATATCATAATTCTTATCATCTACAATACAATTCATAGGTGCAGTAAAAATAGGAAGAGTATCTCCTTGTCTTATATCACAATCACTTCTATGTTCAATAGGCGATGTTATAGCCGGAATTATTGCTACATCATCTAATGATAAATAAAGTTCTTTTTCAATCATATTAATATAAACTTTATTATATTTTTTATATGATAAAATAAATTAGCTTCTTTAACAAGTCTACCAATTTTATCTCGTTCAACCAAATCTAATGGAATATCATAATCACTCGGCAACCTATTGTCAGTCGGATTAATTATTATTCCCCCGTAAGAGAAGTATTTCTTAAACTCAAGAAATTCTTGTAGTTTATTAATTCCTTTAACAATACAAATTCTATTTATAAAAGAAATATCACTTATCTTTCTAAAATGTTTATATAAATCAGCTTTACCAAAATTTATACGAAGTACAGTTTCATATATTTCTTTCAAGTCTTTAATCTTTAATACAGGATTTCTAATAGAATCAATTAATAATCTTTTACAATCATCTGGTGTTTTAACATCATCAGCATATACTATATCATTCAATATAGTTATTTCTATATCATCTATTATTCTATGTTCTTGAAAGTTATACCATCTATTTCTTCTAATATGTTTTTCTTCAAAACCAAAAACATCAAGAAATATCCTCTCTCTTTCTTTATTTATATCATAAATTCTTCTATTAATAGAAGATATATTTCCACTTTTATCAAATAAGTAATTATTATATGTTGCAGCAGTATATCCTTTAGTATAAATATAATTAACCATATTTATTATATCAGTATCATCATTTACTACTATTATTTGATAGTCTTGCATACACAAATATAATAATTTTTCTGAAATAATAAAATAAAAAATCTTAGCAAATTTTAATGAATTTCCGGCTTTCTAACGCATTCAATTTTTGAAGTTGAGCGAGTCTTCATCTTTAATATTTCAATTCATTGTGAATAGAAATAGATGGCAAAGAGAAGAAATAAGGGAGCAAATTATCACAACTTGCTCCCATCCTCATACAATACGGAAAACATCAGCGTTATCAATAGTTTCAACATAATCAACAATTATGTTTCCTCTATCTTTACATTCATTAATTACATAATCTTTTATTTCTCCTAAAAGTTTAACCTTACATTTATTGTACATATTAGTTTCACATACTCTACAATTATCATCAAAAGCTGTATCGCTTAGAATAAGATAATATTGAGTTATACCTTTTTGTGAATCATAATTTGCAGCTTCAACAAAAAACTTGTATTTCCTCTTTACGGGGAAAATAAAGTAATTAAGTTTAAAATCGTAATAAGGTTTTTTATGATTACTAATAGGATTTATAATATTATATTTTGCTATCATAGTTTTTCAAGTTGTTTAAGTCTAACTTCCTTTATATGGAAAGGAACTTGATTAACTCCACTTCTTTCACCAAAGGAAATTAGAAGTTTTCTACCTATTAGAGTATCTCTATTATAAAGACATTCACGTTGATAACTAAAGTTTCCACCTATATGACATTCAAATGTTTCATCGTTAATATCATTTTTACATTTGAATAATGGAATATCATCACGCTTATTACCTTCAGGATAAATATCAATAATTTCAAATTCTCCATCAGTAGTTTTCTTAAACTTAATCATAGAAGAATTACGTTTACCAAATTGATATTCAGCCTCAGGGTCTCTAAGAATAAGACCTTCAAAACCTTTATCAATGAAAGAATCTCTCATTTTCACAGCATCATTACCATTTTCAACAATTCTATGAGGTAAATATTCTATAACTGCTCTATGAGTTAAATGAGTTTGAATACTTCCAAAATCAGTAATAAAATGATAAAGATAAGTATCAAGAATTTTAAGTCTTTCTATTTGAGTATAATCTTCACAAGCTATATCATAACACCAAAATTGAACAAGTTTATTCTCAGGACATCTTGGGTCTTTGACAGCATGATTAATTTCATTTACAGAATATCCAGGAATATAAACTTCTCCATCCAATGCCCAACCTTCATGAATCATATTTTCAAGAAGTTCATCAGGAAGTAATAAAAGAAGATTAGATTCAAGATAACCAAGACTTTTCCAAATAATACCTTCTCTACTCTGAAACTGAAGATGTTTAGTAGCAAACAAACCTCCATCTTCATAAGCAGTTATAAAACATCTAAGACCATTAATTTTCCATTGTGCAAAATAGTAAGATGTTTTATTAAATAGTTTATTATTTTCATTATCGTAAGTTTTGGCAAGCATAGGAAGAAGTTTACCTTCTGCATCAGTTCTATCATCTGAAAGATAAGTAGAAAGCCAAGAATGCAACTCTCCTCTACGGGGAAGGTCCTTATCATCTCGTATTTCATTAAGATATTTATAACCTTGTTTTCTTTTCTGATTAATACGAGACATTATTTCATCTTCAGGAGGTCTATTAGTAGGACTAACATAAACATTAATTGTTTTATCTAATATACCATGATAAACCTTTATTGTATTTTCAGAATATTTAACTGCGTGCCAAACACATATATTGCCTCTATTATCTTTTCTGTAAAGACTATTTAGATAATTTACATTATCTATTGCATTTTCATTCATGTTTATTGAAATTAAAATGTAAATGTTCGGGCTTAATATAATTATTAGATTTAACTTTAGATTTTCTTTTTAATCTGTCATTAAGTTCATCTAATAAATTAGGATTATCTGATTCTATTTCTTCACCAGTTTTTGGATTGAAATAAATGTATACTTCTTTATTAGTAAATAAATCTATTGTTACTTTACGAATAAATTTATTTTCAACTTTAACCTTTTTAGGTTTATCTGTTTTTACTTTCTTAGCTTTAGAAATAACAGGAGTTTTATATTCAGATTCAAACTCTAAATTAGCATTATGTCTTTCTAATAATATATCATAATAAGTATTATATGTTATTTCATTTTTAATTTTCAATAAAATTCTAATATAAAGATAAATAGTATTTTCGTAACTATAATGGTTTGTACTAATTAGTTGTTGACCTTTTTTATTAAGTCTTGTACAATCTAATTCTTTAAGTAATTCATCTAAACAAGCAACATAATTATTATTATGTTTTTCTAATAAATTAAAATATAATTCTGTATCTAAATATCCATATGGAGGATAAGCAGTATTTATAATTATATCTTTCATATCAAATCAAATAAAGAACAAGAACGAATAGTAAAATCTTCTTTTATGTTTTTAAAGATAAGTCTATCATTGTTATCTATTTCTTTATCTTTATAAGAATTTATCCAATTAGAAACTTGTCCTTCATAAAAGTTTTCAGCTTCAAAATAATCACTTGTTAAACAAATTGGTAACTCAGCACCATCTTTTTCAAGAAATACACCATAATTAGCTATTTCTATATCTTTCATTTTATCAGATTCATTATTTGTTTCTTCGCAAATGCTTCAGGAAGTTTAAATACAATAATGTTTTTCGGATTTCCAAGCCAAACAAGATTATATTTAATCCAAGTTATAAGATTAAAAGTTTGAGACTGTAAATAAGAACCTCTATTTTCATCAAATGGAACGATTCCATTTTTATAATTAATTTTAGTATAATACCAATGATTATTATAACAATCCCAAATTTTCTTCTCTGATTTTTTAAGAACATTTATATCACTTTGTTTGGTTAAATCAATATCGCCAAATAGAATTACATCATCTGGACTAATAAAACGGTCTCCAAGTTTAAAACCAGCCTGACCTTTAAATTGTTTTTCTTTCTTTATAGAATCAAGTTCTTTTTCAGATATAGCTTGCATAAAAGTATAAGAATTTTTAGAATGGTCTAATACTATTCTTTTTCTCATACCAAAGATGTTTAATGCTTTCATAATTATTTATATAATTAATAGATTGTTTTATATTCTCTGAAATAATAGTTATATTATTTTTTGCTCTATATTCTGCAAAATCTTTACATCCAGATTCTATAGGAATAAATATAGGAATAATATTATAAACTTTTCTTAACCAATTAGCTTCAACTATACCTACTCTATCATTATCCATAAGGCTAATTAATTTACCATCAATAGTCAATTTAGACTTTAACCATTCGTATTCATAATTACGAAGTTTATAAGTTTCGTGAGGTATATTAATAACACCAATTTTGATATTAGGAATTTCCCCGTAAGGGAAGATTGATTGTATGGTGCAGCCAATAGATAATCTATCTTTTGTAGATTTAGTTATTACAATATAATTATAATCATTTCTATCAAGATTATATATACCTTCAAGATGATTACAATTACAAATAAATTTTGAAGCAGAATGTTTATCTCTATTTGGGAAATATAGTTTTATATTGTTTACACCATTTCTATCTTTTCCAAGAAAATAAGCATAACAAGGGTCTGAAATTTTATAATAATATTTAGGTTCAGGATTAATATTTTTATCTATATAATATTGTTCTATTGGATAAACAAAATTAATATTGAGATGTTGAAGATTAACACCTATTTCTTTCCAATAGATTTCATCGTATTCATTCCAATTTCTTACAACAAGGTCTATAATAGTTTTAGTATTTCTACTAACATTTATAGCATCTTTAATTTGTTGTGTAAGCGTTGTATCTATTTCATCGCCATAAAATATATCTTTAAATGTAAAAGTTATATGGCGAAGGATTTTCATAAATCCTTTCTTATCATTGACTGATATTTTTTCTTTATTTATAATAGATAGAATATAACCAACTGCATCAAAACAATCACCCCAGAAGTAGCCTGCAAAATCCCTCATTTTAAGTTTTCCTTTATTATCATAACGAAAACCTACAGTTGGACGTCTATCTATTCTAATTGGAGAAAGTATTAATTCACCACTATCTATACAATGTTGTATAACTGAAATTGGAAGATTAAAATATTTACTAAAAATATTAACTTGACTAACTTTATCGAGAATATATTTTTTAGATAAATTATTAGAATTAATACTTCTACCCATATTATTAGAAATAAAAAATAAGGGCAGGAGAATCTAATCGCCTGCCCTATTTAATCTTTTACACTATAATTTATATATTAGAAAGGAAGGTCGTCTTGAACCGGAACTGGACCACCAAAAGTTCCTCCCATTTCAGCACCCATCGGAGAAGCTCCCATAATATCTACTCCACCCGCAGGAACAGGAGCTTGGAAATTAGGAGCTTGTTTCTTAGTCAAATCCATAGGAGCAATCTTTTCTCTCGTAATATCAAGCTTAATAGAAGGAATAGTATTTTGTTGATAAATTTCAATACAACCTTCACCAACAAACTGAGGGAAACTTAAATCGCCACGATTAACCTCTTTCCATTCAGTACGAGCTTTAAAATAGCGGATAAGTTTAATCCAAACAACAATGTTCTTATTGTCAGCAGTCTTATAAACTGGTTTATCACCTTCTCTACCATGATTCATCATAGCTTCAAAGTTGGTAAACAAATTCTTCCAAGAAGAAAGAACTGTTTCAGCAGGAACAGTAACATATTCACCTTGTTCATCAAAATCTACAAAATCGAGAGAAAGAGCTTCTTCTTCTTTCTCAGTCATAGCACGACCTTTAAGAACAAAAACATTGAGAATATGCTTAAGCCAATCAAAGATAAGATTAACTTTCCATTCTTCAGATTTACCAGGAATAGTTAAAGCAGTAGATTCAACTGCGTTAAACTGCATAGACACATAACGACGTTTGGAAGCATCTTCTTCATTAGAAGCAAAAGTGATAGTAAGACGAGGAACTTCGAGACCATTAAACGAAGGCATACCAGTTTTATCCTCACCGGGAACAAAAGTGCTAACTTTAACATCTTCAAGGTGAGCAAGGAACAAACCATTCTGCTTTGCATCACGAGTGTCAAACTTCAAACGAGTAGTTCCACGAGTTTCATTACTAACACCTCTACGAACAACTTTTTTAGTCTCTAATCCGTTTGCAACCGAATTAACAACTTCTTCAGGCATAAATTTTAAATTTAAAATTTTTTGTTAAAATATGATATAAAATATGGGTGCTAATCTATTTGTATATTTAAGATTAGCACCCACTTTATAATTGCGCCAAAATGTTAATTATTCGGCTTCTTTCTGACCACGAGGAGAAACCTTGGCATCAACAAATTCCTTAGAAAGCGGAAGAGCGGAAACCTCAACAGTTTCATATCCGTTGAAAACAGGAACAGTAGTCATAGCAGCAAGGTCGATAGGATAGGTACGAGCAGTGGAAACTTTTTCCTCTTTACGAAGACCTTCCTTCAGAATATTCCAAATGTTAGAATCAGTGAAATTAAGAACGACACCAGTACCAATCATATCAGAAGAATTGGAGCACTTGCTACCAAGATACTTATCAACCTCAGCGGAATAGTTAGCAGCAAGAATTTCAATCTTCTCGTCATCACCGAGACCCTCAGCGGAGAGAGCATCAACAAGTTCAGCATCGTTGGAGTTCAGAGCAGCCTCAAGAGCATCCTGATAGTTAGCACGAATAAGAGCAACCTTTTCATCCTTGCTCATACGCTGAGTAACGGTAAGACCAATACCCTTCTCAGAATAAGCGCGAATACCCTTAGCGATAGCCCACTGACCATATTCAGCGATAGCAGCTTCGACAGATTCAAATTCGGGAAGCTGACCAGCAGCGAAAGCCTGAGCAATAGCATCGTGATTGTTAACGAACATCACATAATCACCATTGGCAATACCAAGAGCCTTGCTAACTTGAGGGGTGATACGGAAGCCACCATGAGTGCTCAGAGCAACAAGTTCAGGGTCGTAAGCAGCTTTACGCTGACCAGACATAACAACACCGAATCCGAATTTAAGTCCATTAGTTTCCATAATGATTTTGATTTAAAAAGTTAAACTGTAAAATTATTACTTTGTTTGAGTGTAAGTTCACTTGGTTTAATTAATCTATAACTAATTCTGCTTCTACTTCTTTAACATCTTGTTCGTTAATAGGAAGACCAAAAGTTTGTTTTAGTTCAGTTGTTTCCATACAACCAAGAAGTAAATCAGAAGCAATATCACGAGCTGCAATAGTAAAAGCTCTATGACCTATCATAATTTTTGAATACTTTTTATAAGTATCTTTTTCAAAGAAACCAGCAGCAACAGCTTCATTATAAGTAAAGGAAGCAGTAGAAGTAACAAGTGTACCATCTACTTTTCTATAGAGTTTATAAGTTGTTATATAATCTATAGGTTGATTAGCAATCCTAAATACCGGAATCTTTCCACTTTTAGTAACTTCAGCAACTTGACTTTTATGTATAATAACCTGAAATTGTTTAGAATTTAATTGATAATCTCTATACGTATTACCATTTAAATCTTTATAATATCTAACAGGATAAACATACATCTTATCACTATCAGGATTATCTTTAGCACGTTTTTCAGCATCTTCAGAATTATTGCATCTTACACAATATTCAGGAAGATTATTTTCATTAAAAACATTAAAACCGTCTGTATATTCATACAGAGCTTGATAATCTCTTAGACATTCCCAATAACAAGCTGCCCTCGATAATAATGCTTTAATAATATGAATATCAATACCCGTTTTACCATTAATAACATGGATATGTTCAGCACATCCGGTAAATGGAAGTTTTAAATCTTGCGCTCTACAAAATATAGAAAGAACATCAGCTTTAGTTTTAAGACCACTTTTATCTGAACGAATATATTGTTCAGCAAAAGTTTCAAAAGCAACCATTCCTTCTTTAGTAGTTAAATCAAGAGCAGCAAGACTATTAGTAATTCCATAAGGATGGATGGTAGCAGGTAATTCATTCTTTTTAGAAACTGTAGGTTTATCGGGATTAGCACCTACAACTTCATTGACTTGTTTACTTGCATCATTCATATTTCAAAGAACTTGTTTGGATTTGCTTTAACAAATATAGGTAATTAAATTGAAACTACAAAATAATATCTCCGGAAATTTCATCAATCTTCATATTTTTTGTGAAGTTTTCGTTATGTACCGCTATAAGAGTATTTTCTCTTTCTCGCATCATAGCTCTTTCTTCAGAAGTATTTTCGCAATAAATCTTGTACATAATTAGAGGAGTAGGTAATTTAATCTTATCAAATTTGTTTTTAAATGCAAATATATTACTAAGAAAGGGAGTAGTATAAATAAGAATATCAGCTTCAGTTTTTATAGAGTTATCAGAACTTCCTTTCATTATTAATACATTGCAATAATTAGCATTAAATAGTTTAACATTATTATTAGATAAAGCAGCAGATTTAAATATCTTAGGTTCTCCTTTATGTTCACCATTTTTATAACATACTACTTCACCATTTTTATCAGTTAAATAAGAATCTTCTAATTCATTATGATAACCTACATTGTTTATATCATTATCAAATAAATATTTTGAAAGTTTATTACAAAATTCTCCTCTTTCACATACTACAATTATTTTCTTATTAGCATGATTATTAATTATATCTTTTATAATTTCAAGTTTAGCATTATTATCTGTTAAAAGCTTTTTTCTAAGATGTGTAATATTGAAAATAGTATTAACTCTTTCTCTAATTGCTATAGGATTAAAAACAGCATCTAATTGTTTATTATATTCAACACTCATATCAAGATGAGAATCCCAACCATTAAATTTAGCTACTTCAATACAACAATCCATAGCACTCATTTGTCTAATTGGGTCACCAACTCTACATCTATCAATAGTATTGAAATCATTAAATAAACGCATACTATCTTTTACATAATTTTCATATTTATCATATTGTTCTCTATCATCTTTATTAAGATAAGCACAACATCTATATTCCTCTACGGGGGAATAAATAGAGTTTCTAATAAGATTTTGTTGAGTATTTCTTTTTTCAGTTAAATCTATACAAGGAACAATTTCCTTAATCTTATTTATAAAAGTATTATCAAGTTCATTTTTAGTAAAGATAAATAAAGCAAATTTACATTTACGTCCATAATCTGTTAGAGTTCCAATATGTTTATTTAATCCAACAGTTATAACACAATCAAAACTTTGTTTAATAGTATCTTTGTATTTAAATGTAACTACTCTTAAATTATCCTTATATTTATCTTTGAAAGAATTTGTTTTTACAAGATTTTCCCAATCTACAACAAATAGAAGTATTTTAATATTAGGTCGTTTTTCAACTAATTTAGCAATTATTTCTTCTACGAGAATATAAGGGTTTAGTGGGGGTTCGATATAACAATATCCTCTACCTTTATTTCTTTGAAAAGCCCCATTCAACTCTTCACTTATTTTAAGATATGCGTTATTCATTTTATTCTTCTAAATCATCAAATAGTGTTGCAAAACTTCCTCCACCATATTTTTTAAGTAAAGCTTTACCAGACTTTGTTTTAGTTAAAGGATTACCTTTTTGTTGTGGAGAAATTCCTAATTGAATAGGGTCTATAATCTTTAGAGCTTCTTCATAATAATAATTATAATTAATATCACGAAGATTTATATTAGTATCATCTAAAGTATTTAATATAGTAACACGATTTCCAGCACATAGATTATTAAGTTTTAATTCAGGAGATTGTTTAAATAATTGACCTCCTCTATTAGAAACATAAAATCTAACATTTCTTTGAATTTCGTGTTCTTCAGTATCTATATAAATAGCTTTAAATTTTCTACCAATATTTTGAGTTTTACAAAAATCAAGTATATCAGTACTTTCATAGAAAGTTTCTAATACTGGTTTATTATGAAGAAAATGTTCAACAACAGCTTTTGCTACAATAGGAGCATTATAACCTTTTGCAAGATTTTCCATATACATATATGGATTTAAATCTCCTTTATAGTCAATTTTACCATTTGTTTCTTCTGCTATATAATTGTTAATATCTCTATTAACATAACAGTTATATTCTTCAGTATCAGCACTTAAACCTGTATATTCTTCCCAATGTTTTGTAATAGAATTAAATTCTTCTTTTTTATTATCATATAATTTTACAACAATACCATCTGTATTAGCTGAAACAACAGGAATACCATTCATTTCAAGTTCTTCGCATAACATTAAAATAAACAGTTGTCCATTGATAGTTGTTTTAAGAGTACACATTCTATCGTATATATCACCAAATTCATAACTGAATTTACCATATATACTATTAATAACAATCTTTAAAGCTTCAGCTACAACTTTCTTTGGTATTCCATCAACTAAAGGTTCTTCACTATGTTTAGCTGCAATACGAGTAGTTCTAAAATAATCTACAAGTTTAATAAAAACTCCTTTATCTATATGTTCAGGAGCAATTTTATAAGCAACCATTATACTCGGGTAGAAGCTCGAGATGTCGTAGTGTACGTACTTAAAATCTTTGCCAGACCTTAAATTTCTTGGTTTATCTTCACTATGCAATCCGCCCGTAGCCATAGTGTAAATAGTATTACCTATAGTAACTTTTCTTTCAAATTCTGATTTACTTGTTCTTGTAATAGAAACTGTTTTTATATCATTAAGAAAATCTTGAAGTTCTTTAGTTTTAAATTGGACATTATCAAATATAACTTTTTTAAAACTCATATTTGTTCTTTCAGTTTTCTTTCCTCTCCATTGATATGGTTGAAGATTACTAAAATCAGAATAGAATTTTATAAAAAGTTTATCTGCCATATCACTTCTTGAACTATTAAGAACATCAAGTTCATAAGCATTAGAAATACTATATCTTAGTTTAATTTCATCAGAAAACAATCTTGTCATTTCAGCAACAATAAATACATCATTAAGATTGTAATGCATCATATCAGGTATATAATCATCAAGAATATATCTATCCCATCTATCAATAAGTTTATTTAAGTTTTCTATAGAAATTCCATTATATCTTGGATTCTTCCAATAAAACTTAGCTTCTTCTTCATTTATAGGCGGAATAGTATATTCAAGAAGTTGATACCATTTAATATTAATTGAAGTTTGTTTTAAAGACTTACCAAAGAAAACTCTATTTCCTTCAGCATCAATACCTACTCCAACTTTATTTAATGCAAATATTCTAAACAAATCTACATCACGAAATGGTTTATTAAATTTACGCAAAGAATCAAGATAAAAATCTTTACGAGCAGCATCCTTATTATCTTGTAATTCAATAATATGTTTACTTGTTTCATAAAGTTTTGTTATTAATTCTTTTGTACTATTTAATACTCCCATATACATTAAAAGACAACTAATCATAAGACCATCATAACTTAAATTATTAAATCCATAAAGATTAGTCATCTTTCCTTTATTCATCTCATTAATATATCCCATAAGGGGAAATAATTGAGAATCATCTGTATCTGTAATATAGAATTGTTTAGTTTTAACTTCTCCAAGTTTCTTACGAATTTCAGCAACACTATATTTTTCCACTAAAGGTATAGGTTTGCCTTTATCATTTATACAATCTTTAAATATATTTAAATAACTTGCTAAATCAACAAAAGTAACTGAAAAGAAATTAGGAAGTATTTCAATATCATAACATTGTATATTTAGCATATTATTACCTCCCAAAACTTAATATTAATTCTTTTCTTGTTCTACTACACGCAACATAAAGTCTTCTTAGCATTTCTTCATAATCAGCATACATTTGTCCAGTAGAGGTAAAAATCATATCATTTAAGTCTACAAAAACATTCTCATAGGTAGAACCTTGACTTTTGTGGCTGGTGATTGCAAAAGCATAATCAATATCTCTACTATAAAGAATTTGAGAACCTTTCTTTATATTAGTTAATATAAGATATTGTTTTTTAAAATCATAATATGCTTTCCACCTATTAGCTCTAACTCCACCTGTAGCTGTTTTAGCATCAGATATTAGATTTTGTATAACTTCTATATATTTTAATATAGTATATTTATCTCTATGGTCTATAACAAATATAGGTTTAGTAATAGTTCCTCCATTTACTTTTTGGAATTTTACAAGGAAACCTTTAAAGTTATAATTAGGTTCAACATAATTGACTAAATCCTTAATAATATATTCTTCACTATTGTTAAGAATAATATCATTAAATTCGTCAACTGTTGTTTCATAACTCATAACCAAATCGTTCTTTGTAAGAATATTCTTATTAGCATCTTCTATAATAATATTTCTTATAAAATTATTCCAAGAAGTAACACAAACATTTGTATAAGCAATAAGTTTATACATTTCTATATTTTTAGTATATTCTTCATCATTGAATCTTACACTAACTAAATTAGAAAATTGTTGAGCACCAACTATAGAAAATCCTTCTCCAAGTTCATTATAATTAGATACTCCAATATGTTTTGAAATATAATTTATAAACTTATGAGACTTGTATTTTATATCTTCTCTTAAATAATCGAGAAGTAATAAAGTTGGATTAGTTTCTTGTTGTCTAACAATTTCAGTTAATTCATAAACTTTATTGCATTTAATAAAAGCTGTACTTTTGTGTTCCCTTACGGGGGAAAGTTGAGCATTATCTCCAATGAAAAGAAGCTTAATATTATGTTCCCTACATTTATTAATAATATAAGTAACAAGAGAAGCATTTAACATAGAAGCTTCATCACATATTAATAATTCTATATTTTGTAACTTTGGAGTAGAAATAGGAGTAAATGCTGGATTATTATAATCAAAATCTTCTATATTAAGATTTAATCTAAAACCAAAAGTAGATTGAATTGTTTCAACTTTAAGACCTACAGAATTACTGAAAACTCTACAAGCTTTATGAGTTGGAGAACAACACTTTATAGCAGAAAGAGCTAAATTACATTTACTTACAACAAATTTTGTAACAAATGTTTTACCTACTCCACCAGCTCCTATAAGACCGTATACGCTTTTACTTTCATCATATGGAGAATTTATGAATTCTACTAAACCTTCAACAGCTCTTGTTTGACCATTTGTTAATGTAATAGATTGTTTATTTTCAGTTCTACCTTTACCAACTATATTATAATTAAATTCCTCCATTTTTATATTTCTCTATTACAGGTTTATATAATTCATAATTTTTAATATAATCTTTAATAGAATCTTTACAAGCTTGATGTTTCCAATCAGTTTTAGTATCTTTTAAATCAAATAAAATAATTCCCGTAACATTATTTTTAACAAGATTTCCTTTACATAAAACACCAGCCATAAAAGGCATATAAATATTATCATTATATTTCTTGTCTCCTCTTTTTAAATAATTAATTTCGTTAACAGAAATAAATTTATTATTTATAATACAAGTACTATATTTAGGTTTATCACTTTTAATAAAATAAGAATCATTAGTAAATTTATAAAAACAATTTTCTAATGTTAAAGTAACAAAATTAATAGGAACAACATACCATAATTTTTCTAAATCAAAAAAGCAAACTGCGACTACATTTTTTTCAACAACAGTATAAAGTTTTTCTTTTATAGTTTTAGTTTGTTTTTTAACTTTATTAAACCCCGAAGGTTTAAATGAAAAACTAATAGCCATAACAATAATATTTATAGTGCTCACTTCGTTCGCACACCTTCCCCGTAAAGGGATGATGCAGCATTAGCTTTTTATTGAAGATTATTAAACAATAATTCAGCAGTTTCTCTACTATATTTATTAAATAGTAATCTCCAACGACCATTAACTTTTTCAGCAAATATTACAGGTTTAATATTTGTAAAATCATATTTTAAACCTTGTGCAGCAAATTTATTGGATAAGAATTTATCATCTATATCTTCATAGAATTTTTGTATTATTTTATTATCATCTTGATTAGTATCAACATATAGCCCAACACCAGTATTTATATATTGCAGTGCGTCATCGGCGATATTAGTTATATATGCTAAACTTATAAATACTTTTCTAATTCTATGTTTATCTTCTTCATAGAAATTAGTATTATTGCAACCGTTATTATAAAATTTAATTTCTCTTGAATAATTGCATATACAAGTTAAATTTCCAAAACTTAAAGCATGAGCACATTTAACACAAGTTAATGTTCTTTCTTTAACATTAAAATCAAACATTGTTTTGGTTCATTAAGTTTACTATTTTATAAAATTCTTCTTTTGCATCTTTAGAACTTTCACAATATATAGCAATATTTAATCCACCTTCCATATTTACAAAAATACAATCTGGTTCTATTAAATTTTCTTTATCAAAAACATCATCTTTTTCTATATGTCCACCATCAGATTGCTTTTTTAATAAACTATTATGAATTAATCCACAATGAATAATCTTTGAAATTCTAATAGCAGTTCTTGAATTTTTAGAAACATAAATTGCGTCTTTCATATTTGCTAATATTTTTTAAATTTTATACGATTTTAAGCCTTCTGAGGCACTTTCATTTTTCAGACGATAAATTGTGTAGCTTTGATATTATAATGCAACAGACGCAGAAATGGATAGCAAAGCGGACAAGTAAATAAAATAAAATCCGGCGAGTTTCACAACTGACCGGATTTCTTGTCGTATTAACAAATGGAAAACATACAACTCTAACTATTGCAACACCTATATTATATGCGCGAAAGTGTATTGTTAATATATGAAAAGTTACAGTATATTTATGGTATTGCTGTTAATACGACAATATGTTGAAATATCAGGATTCGAACCTGAACTGACAGAACCAAAATCTGTAGTGCTACCATTACACCATATTTCAATAACTTTTTCAATGAAATCACCTGTTGATTTTTCTTCAACAATAGTGTAACATCGTGAACGATAAAATCGCTATCACTCCTTGCTGCAACAAGGGTTCCTTTATAATCTATATGAATTGCAGTTCATATAAATCTTATAGAACGTATTTTATCTATTTCTTTTTATAGTTTAAATATCTTTCTTCTTTAAGATATTCATTATTATGTTCAATTTGAGCATTGGCAAATAATTCAAAAGCTTCAAGAGCTTCTACATCTTTGAGAAGGTAATTAATACTTTCTCTTGCTGTTTTAGCAATATGTTTATGAAGCTTTAATTCAGCTTTAGCTAAAGCAATTCTTTTGCCAACTTCAAAATCAAATTTGTCATCGTCATTACATTTAGCTATTCCTATAAACTCTTCTCTTTCAACTTCTTCTCCACGATTATCAACAATAGTAGTCATAAGTTTACAAGTAACTTTCTTTTTGTCAACTACATAAGTTGGTTCTTGATAGCAAGCTTTAAATTTAGATGTTTTCATTTTATTAAAAGTTAAATTATTAGTTGTAGTGGGTAGGAGAATCGAACTCCTATTGCAGGAATGAAAATCCTGAGTACTAACCGTTATACGAACCCACCTTTAAACCTTAATTAAAACTGGTTTGGAACAAAGGTTTTATCTATTTTATTATAATCTTCTTCTTTAATGATTTTATGAGTTTTACGATAAACTTTATCGTTTCCATTATAAAGTTCTAAACATTTATCATAAGGAAGAAAATCAGTAACTTTCTTTTTATCGTATCTTTTAATGATACAAAATAATTTAGCCATTTTTCTTTAAATCTTTAAAAATTCCATAAGCTCCAAGATTAAAAAGAAGCAAAGGGACAAAAATTATAATATCACTTAGAATAAGGTCTGCTACATGAATAAGATTAGGAGCAAATATATTATAAATTATAAACAGAATATCAAGAAGTATTACAAATGTAATAATTGCTATAGATTTAGTATCAGTTTTCATACTATTTTTTGATTTTGTTTATAATCCAAAATAACCATTTGACATCCATAATTATAGCACATATTACAAACGCAACAAATACTATAATTAACCAATGAGGCTCTATGTTTATATTCTTAACTAAAAAGAATATAGATAGCACATTGAATAAAATCAATGTTAAAGTTCCTAATACTTCTTGTAATTTATTCATAATTTAATTATTAATAAAATTAATAATATTTGAAATAATTGACCAACTAATCCACCTAAAATAGTAGCAAGCCAATCCTTCCAATCCCAAATACCACCTTTAAGCTTATCTTTATATTCCATTCCACTTGCAACACCGAGTACACATAAAATTGTAAATATAAAACCTATTGGAATAGCATAAAGAAAATGCTTATCTCTATTAGATTCTCTCAACCACATTAATCTTTTTTATTAAGATAATAAGATTCAATAAAATAGGCGATGATAATCATCACTAAACTAAGAAGTAACATAGTATTATTTACTACTATATTTTTTAACAGTTCTTGCAAGAGCTTTTCCGATAATAACACAGACAGCAATTACAATCATAACAGCTGCACCAGCAGCAGAATCAGCAGAAAGAACGGGAATCATAATTTTAATAATTTAAAGAATAGTATTTTTATTAGTACCTCGGGTGGGACTCGAACCCACACGACCATTTCTGGTCAAAGGATTTTAAGTCCTTTGTGTCTACCATTTCACCACCGAGGCAAACATATTATTTTATAATATCTTTTTTAACATTTTTTAACATATGTATCTTTTTTAATATATCCAATAGTTTCACCAAATGTTACACTTTTCAAATTATCTT